TGGATGTAAAATTATTCTTTGATCTAAATACCCATCTAGAACAAAGAGATTTTTTTAAAGATGTGCTTGTTATGGATAGGATGTGTGAGGATCACGGTTGTAAACTCTATCTGTTTAATATGACTGATAGAGTAAAATTTCCAGAAAAGTTTGATTTTTATACAAAATTAAAGTCTACTACAATATCACCTATTACAGTAGAATCATTCTTTAGAAAGAAATTTATTGATCATAAAAAATATTATCTCGAAGATAATGAACACTACAACAAATCGTTTCACGATTTAATTGCTACTAAATTTATTCCATGGCTAAAAACAATTTAAAAATTTTATTAGCAGGAGATAGTTTCTCTGCTAAATGGCCCGACAGTCCGTCCGGTTGGCCTGAGTTATTAAAAAAAGATTATAATATTACTAACGTTTCTCAGGCCGGAGTAGGCGAATATAAAATATTAAATCAGATTAAAAATCAAAACTTAGATAAATTTGATTTAGTAATAGTAAACCATACTAGTCCTTTTAGGGTCCACACTCTTAACCCTATACATCAAAGTAAGTTACACGCTAACTGTGATCTGATCTTTAGTGATGTAGAAGCTAATCTAGATCCTAAAAATGAAAGTACTGTTACGGCATACAATTGGTTCAAACATCATTATGATGAACAATATCAAAAAGATATCTACGATATTATTAGAAGAGAAATTCGTAGATTAATTAAGCTACCGTATCTAGCTATAGATCATACACCAACTAGCTGTAACCATGCTTTTGAAGAATTACACATGGATTTTACTAATCACTGGACTTTCCACAGAGGGCTAGTAAATCATTATACCGAGGAAGGTAATAAAATTGTAGCTCAACGAATTAAGGAGAAGCTGTATGAGATGGGTTTTAACTATTGATGACGACGGGGTGATAACCTTCCCGCCTGATCTCTTAGAAGCCAACGGTTGGAAAGAAGGAGATGTGTTAGTTTGGAAAGATAATGGTGATGGTTCTTGGACATTGTCTAAGAAGCTTGACAATGAGAACAAAGAGAGTGTATAATATTAGTATGAATACTAAATCTCACGAAATTATGAGCATTCTACAAGAAGAATGTTCTGAAGTCATACAAGCGGTTTCTAAAATTAATCGTTTTGGAATCGATAATTATAAACCAGGAAAACCCAAGACAAACAGAGAGCATCTGGAAGAAGAACTAGGTGACCTGTTAGCTATGGTTGATCTTTTAGAAAAAGACGGCATCATTTCCAAAGACAAAATGGAAAATGCTAAAAAAGCTAAATTTGAAAAATTAAAAAAATGGTCAAGCATCTATGAGCAAAATTAAAATCGCAGAGCTGTTTTACAGCATTCAAGGTGAAGGACGCTACATGGGTGTGCCTTCTGTGTTTTTACGTACATTCGGTTGTAACTTTAAATGTGCTGGCTTTGGTATGCCGAGAGGCGAACTAAGTACAGAGGTCGAAGCTATCGCTACTAGAATAGGAGAGTTTAAGCAGTATGAAGAACTTCCATTGGTTTCTACTGGTTGTGATAGTTATGCTAGCTGGGATCCTCGCTTTAAGGATCTTAGCCCAATGCTTACTAGCGACGCCATCGCAGAAAGAATCTCTGAAATTCTACCATTCAAGGAATGGCGAGACGAACACCTTGTCATTACCGGAGGAGAACCTCTGCTCGGGTGGCAACGTGCTTACCCCGAACTGTTAGATCATCCCAAGATGAAAGATCTCAAAGAGATCACGTTCGAAACAAACGGTACTCAAAAGCTAACTCCAGAATTTAAAAAATATCTTTTAGATTGGGGCATGGAAAATCGTGGGTATCATCGATTGACATTTTCGGTAAGTGCTAAATTAAGTTGTTCTGGCGAGGAGCGACATGAAGCTATTCGACCTGAGGTCGTCTGCGAATACGAAGAAGTTGGCTACACTTATCTCAAGTTTGTCGTAGCCACAGAAGAGGATGCCGAAGAGGCGATCGAAACATATGACATTTATAGAGCAGAAGGATTTAGTGGTCCTTGTTATCTAATGCCTGTAGGCGGAGTCGAAAGTGTCTATGCTCTTAACAATCGACGGGTAGCCGAACTAGCAATGAACGCAGGTTTACGTTATAGCGACAGACTACAGGTACCGTTATTTAAAAACGAGTGGGGAACTTAATGAAAAAAATCATAGATAAAGTATTTGGCCTTGATAAATTAAAGGCAGAAAAAGAAGCATTACAAGCAGCTAGAGATAAAGCCGTAGCCGAAACAGTTCGGGCACAAGAAGAAGCTGAGCAGGCTAAACTAACCCCAAAAGAAAGAGCTACTCATAAAAATGAACCTTGGGTTAGCGTCCTCGACACCAAAGTAAATCCAGATAATATTCGAAATGGATTTTTCGAACTTGACTGGAACGACCAATTTGTGTTAAAATTAAAGCAAGAGGGTTACGGATTTGACGGTGATCCAGAAGAAGAAATTGTAGATCGTTGGTTTAGAGACATTGTAAGACAAATGTTATCAGAAGAAGGTCTTGATACTAATAGACCAGCAGGATACATCAATGTTACACCTATTTCTAAAGGAAAGTCCGAAGTTTCATGACATATATACTAGTAGATACTGCTAATACGTTTTTTCGTGCTAGACACGTAGTCCGTGGCGACGCTGATATTAAAATTGGCATGGCTTTTCACATTACCTTAAATTCCATACGTAAAGCATGGCAGGACTTTGACGGCAGTCATGTTATATTCTGTTTAGAAGGTCGATCATGGCGTAAAGATTACTACGAGCCTTATAAACGCAATCGCAGCGATGCTCGTGCGGCATTAACTGCTAAAGAACAAGAAGAGGATAAATTGTTTTGGGAAGCATTTGATACATTTAAAGAATTTGTATCTGACAAAACAAATTGTACCGTACTACAAAATCCCCAACTAGAAGCCGACGATCTTATCGCAGGATGGATTCAAAATCACCCACAATCAAAACATGTAATAATTTCTACCGATAGCGACTTTGAACAATTGATCGCTCCTAACGTTAAACAATATAACGGAGTCAGCGAAGTCACTATCACACACGAAGGTTATTTTGATGCCAAAGGTAACAAAGTTAAAGACAAAAAAACAGGCGAAGAAAAAGCCGCACCCAATCCAGAATGGCTCTTGTTCGAAAAATGTATGCGTGGTGATACCAGTGATAATGTCTTCTCAGCGTATCCAGGTGTGCGTACTAAAGGCACAAGCAAGAAAGTGGGTCTTGCTGAAGCGTTCGAAGATCGTAAAAGCAAAGGATATTCGTGGAACAATCTCATGCTTCAGAGATGGACTGACCACGAAGGTAAAGAACACAGAGTGTTAGAAGATTATGAACGCAATCGTAGACTAATTGATCTAGCACATCAACCCGACGACATCAAAGGTATTATTAACCAAACAATTCAGACAGCTATTACTGCTAATAAAGACATCAGTCAGGTTGGTATTAGATTGATGAAATTTTGTAATCTGTTTGATCTTAAAAAGATTTCTGATCAAGCCCAGAGTTATTCAGAACCACTTAATGCGAGGTATACACAATGACAGACATACATGCTAAACCTATTATCGATAATAAATTTTGGATAGTAGAAGAAAATGGCGAAAAGATAGCCACGCTTCGAAAGAACGAAGATGAACGATTTGTTATGAGTAATGACAACGGTGTTAAGATTTACGAAACAAAAAAAAGTTTAACTGATCAGTTTGGTAAAGACTTTTTTGTTGTAAAAATTCTTAAAGAGGCAAGAGATTCTCTTCCATTAGAAGTTCATGGATATCCGACTAGTGCCGATCCACACAACGCCATGTACGACATTCAGAAAAGACTTCCGTTGTTTACAAAAAGCGGCGATAGCAAAAGTTTGTATTGTGCTGGTTACTATGTTATTCGTTTTGACAAAGGTTGGGTTAAATCATTTTGTCCTAAACTGATAACTCTACAACGTTATCAATACGAAGGTCCTTTTAAAACAGAAGTAGAAATGCGTCAAAGGTTATCACATGTCTCAAGATAAATTATCAATCCAAATGCCTAGTGTAGAGCGTCTTATACAAAGAGTAATAACAGCAGAAAAAACCAATCAAAAAGAGATTAGAATCACAGTTCAAGAAGCACGAGAGCTTGTTACAGATCTTGGTCTTTTAACTTCTAAATTGGGCAAACAGATACAAGAAATACATGCTAGATTGGATAAATTAACTGGCGAACAACAACAAATATCAGTACAGATGGATGGAGGAACTTTCTAGAGAGATAAATATATGCGTGTATTATTATAGAGATATAGATGAGTAGACCCAAGCCAAAAGTACTGTTAGAGTATGCTAACAAAGAAAATTTCAAGGTAGAACAGATTCTCGAATCTGATGCTATATGGGCGGTCTTTTATCAAGGAAAGCCGTTTAATTTAAAAAGTGGTAGTCTCATATCAAGTTACCCCGGACCTAAATATAAAAAAGTATCATTTAGTAATCCCGGCCACGCATACAATCTAGCTAAGAAGTTAAACAAATTATTCAAGACAGAAGATTTCCAAGTTGTTAAATTGACTCAGGGTGAAATCATTAAGTCAATGAAATGAAAACCAAAGACGTTTATACTCAAGTATTCTTAAAAGCTGCCCAAGAACAAATCAACGAAGATTTAGTAAAATCTAAAAAAAGTATTTGGTGGTGGAATACTAGAAATAAAGATAGTGGAGGCCTCAGGCTAACTGAAGAAGGCATCAACTTTATTACCGAAACTGCTGAACTCAAAACCTACACAATTAAATTTCCAAAAGAAATTACAATCACTCCACAAATACTTGTATGGCTTGACAATTTCATTGAAAGCCCGTATTATATAACTAAGAAAGATATTACAGTAATAACCGAAAAAGCTGCGTTTGAGCTTTATTTGTTTTCTGGTGATATTCGAAAATTGGGTTACGGCAAGGCCTTGAGCCAACGAATGAGCCAAGAATAACTCAGCTTTTATTTCATCCCCGTAAATACTATCATGAATCTTAATCCCTTAGATGTTCTAAACAAACGATCATTAACTTGGATTCCTCCGCATTTTGCCAAGATCAAAGTTAAACATCAGGTGTTTGAAACTGATCTAGAGGATTGGGTAAAATACAAATTAAAAGGAAGATACTGCTTTATTCAAAATTCGGATAACAGTAGTGCTACCTTAGGATTTGAAGATGATAAAGAGCTAACTTATTTTATGTTAGCATGTCCGCATTTTAGGAGAATATGATGACAGAAGAAGTGAAACAAGAACAGGCTCAGCCGCAGCAGCCAGAGACCAAAGCTCCAGAGCTTACTATTAATGACCTAGGTGCGTTACGCACTATTGTTGATGTTGCTACACAGCGAGGTGCTTTTAAAGCAGCAGAGATGGAATCTGTTGGAAAGGTTTATAACAGATTAGCATCGTTCTTAGACAGTGTAACACCAAAACCAGAAGGACAAAAAGAAAATGGTTAATTTAAAACATCTTGGTCGTATGAAGAGCAACAAGGCCAAAGTCCTTGTAGTTTTCAAAACATTACCCAATGATCCAGATCATTGTCTCGTAGTCGGAACTTCCGGTCTCGACGATAGTTATCATAATTCAATTATCGATCTAGTCGAAAGCCAACAGGCACAAGATACATTCGAATTCGGAGAAATCCTTTCGATCCGTTATTTTGCTGATGGTAAACCAATGCTACCAGCTCTACATCAAGGTAGAAATTTAGTTAAAGTTGCAACTAAAGATGTAGAGATGACTCCAAACCCAACTACAATAATGCCCTTAGATGAACTAAACAAACTAATCGCAGAGCAAAGGGGAGTTAAGGTAGAAGATCTAGCCATCACCGACGGTCCTGCTAAATCCGAAGTTAAAGAAGTAGCAAAAGTAAAAGATTTGATGGAAACTGCTGCTCCTGTAACACAGGAGAATGCTGGTGTGCTTTCTGATACTGATCTAGCTAAATCTTACAGAAGTCAAGCAGATGCTATGTATAAAGAAGCTGCAAGACTACGTAAGCAAGCAGACGAACTAGATCCCCCTAAGAAAAAGACAACAAAGGTATCAGAAGAAGCTAGTGCCTAAAAAATACTTTAAGCCACCAAAAGATGTTATAAAAGAATGGCCTGAAGTATTTGAAGAGATATACATGAGCTCAATGCCCATTAAGTATATTCATGGTGTCGAGCTAACATTTCAGGATGGCAGAGTTTGGGAAATAGATGTTCCAGAACAACTAGATTTAGTTGACGAGGACGATATTTTGGAAAGACTTTCTGAAGGTATAAAAGACTTTCAAGAAGAAATCGTAACTATCAATTTTCAAGTCGATATTGATAGGCTTAAACAAGACGTTTTAAAAATAACAAAAAATATATTAGGTGACAAATGAATGTTAAACTTTTATCCTATTCCCAACCAACAGGTGAATTTAGAGACCTGGGCATCTCGGATGCACAGGAACTCATTGCGTATTGTGCCCGTGTCAGCAATCCCAGCAACCAACTTAACACCGAAACATCAGAAAAACTCATCAGATACTTGGTCAAACACCAACACTGGTCACCACTCGAAATGGTCTCCGCCTGTATCGAAATCACAACAACCCGAGATATTGCTAGACAGATCCTGCGACATAGAAGTTTCAGTTTCCAAGAGTTCAGTCAACGCTATGCTGACCCAACTCAAGATTTGGCGTTCGTTACAAGAGAAGCTAGACTCCAAGACACAAAAAACAGACAGAACAGCATCCAAACGGATGACGAACGCCTACAACGAGATTGGGAACGTCAACAGCAGCAGGTCATCGACTATGCTCGAAGTGCCTATCAATGGGCTATCGCTAAAGGCATAGCCAAAGAGCAAGCTCGTGCTGTATTGCCAGAAGGGCTTACAGAAAGTCGGTTATACATGAATGGTACTCTACGTAGTTGGATTCACTTTATTGAATTACGTAGTGCTAATGGTACACAACTAGAACATCAGGAAGTTGCTATTGCTTGTGCTAAAGTTATTGCTGAAATTTTTCCGCTAACTAAAGATTTTATTAATCAGTAACTTTCCACTGATTGTAAATACTTTCCATTTCGGGGAACGTACTTAAAAAGTTCGTTCCTCGTCTCTTATCATGTTCATCAACAAAAGAAACAAAATCTTTTCTTAGAGTAGGCAATAGGTCTTGACCATATCTATTATCTTCTGCCCATTTGGCTACACGCTGAAATTTAGATAATTCTGTGCTATCAAATTGTTTATAACTTAAATTATCAACTTGTGTTGACATGTATTCAACGGCTCTATACAGTCGTTTAATTTGATCATCGTTGGCTATTTGAAGACTTAAATGTGGTGGTTCTAAAAGATAGGGAGTATCAATTTGTATTCTTCTATTAAAACGAGTATTATACTTTTTACGCAACTCTAATATTTTATCTAATAATTCTTCAAAGTTATAAATGCTTAAAAGATTCACAGTTATCATAAAACCCAATTTGCTATTCGGAACTTCGTTTAGATACCTATGAATATTGTTCTCCCATTGGACTAAATCTAAACCATTCCTAATATATTCTGCTTGATTGCCCCAAGTATCAATACTGGTGTAAAGCATTATTTCTTTTACTTTTTTATTTTCTTTCAGAGATTTAGCACGATGGATAAATTTATCAAGATTACGTTGAGGTACACTCATGTTACTATTAATAGCAAACTGTAAATCTGGCCTTGGATTATTTTCAATATAATCTAACATCTTTATAAAGTTTGTGCTTAATAATGGTTCGCCACCAGTAACTCGAAGGGTCTCTAAATTTTTATAGCATTCTGGAAACCATTTCCAAAACGCATCAATGTAAGGATTATTTTCTTCTTTATATACAGTTCTTGCTTTAGGATTTATTGAATACTGTCTACGATTAGGCAAATATTGTAAAGGATATTCTCCGTGTTTTTTAATTTCACCTTCCCACGCACTGCTAATGGTTGGAGCACAATACATACACTTCATCTGACATTCTGATCCAAAACTTAGTTCCATATATCTAGGATAAACGTCAGCATCCCATGGTAAATTTTTTACCTGATCGATGCTAGGTATAGTATTTTCAAATTCCCAACTTCTTAGATGTCTATCGCTGATTTGTCCTAAATCTTCTAACGCCCAACAATAACTACATTCCGAAGGACGTTCACCCTCTAGCATTAATTTTCTTTGTTGTTTTTTGTAATTGCTGTTATGTAATGCTGCGGGATTATCGTTAATTTCTTCAACACTAACTCTGTGCATAGACGGATGATAACAACTGTGATTATCCCCCGTGTGAAGATGAATAGTCACCATGTGCCATTTAGCTAGACAAAACCCTTTGCCTGTTTTGTCTAATTGATTAGCTATCTTAATATACTTTTTATTCGGATCTCGTTGCCAAAACATATTGTTCTTTTAAAAAATTAAAATCATTTATCTTTCTTAGATCGTCAACACTGTGTTTAAATCTGTAACCATACTCCCTACCTTCTCGGGCACCATTTAAACATTCTTGAGAAAAATCATTTCCGTTGGCTTTTTCACACCAGGTTTCTAATCTATATTCGTCATCATACTTATTTCTATTTTTGATTACAGAGGACGACAGTTTTACACATTCCCTAAATGCTGTACGCCAAGTATGAAATTCACTAGAATTAAAACGATGTATATTTAAAGTTAAATTTACATGTTCAATCTTACCAAAAAAACTTGTAGAGAAATCAACGACTTCCGCATCAGTAAAAAAAGACTTTCGAAATATTTTTATAGCACCGTGCCCGTATTCTAAATCGTTTATAGGATTTCTAGCAGAAAAAATATACATCTTGCTAGGGTCATTAATACTGTCATAGACTTGTGATATTCTAAAACTATCAAGTAGATAAGCATCCGAATCTATAACTAAAAACATATCTGTTAGAGACTGGTCTCCACAAAGTTTATGAGATTTGACTATGCCCTCTTTTGTAGTAAAAAGATTAAGATCGTTTATTTTAGATCTAGCCACTAAAAAATTTTCAGCTAGATTAGGATCATCATAACTTAAGAAGAACTTTTCCACACAGGATCCTTGTTATAATATGTCTGCCCTAGTGCCACTGTTTCAGCGTACAGATCAGTGAAGTATCTACTCTGATCAGCATCAAAAGTAGTTAACTGTAACCCTATACCTGCTTGTATTTCAAAAGACAAAGACTCTAACTTTTCTAAAATTTGATTTCTATTACCTTCAATGCCAGCATAGTGTTCTTCATATATGTTTTTTAAACATTCAAAATCTCTAACTTCTATGTGATTCCAATCAGTACAATAGGTCATGTAACTTCCTGCTCTAGCACCAAGCATCGCATAGATACCATTTTCAACATGGTCGCCGACACAAGACCAAATTTTTAATCTATGTAAATTGTGCCAGTATATTTGATTGGTAATTGCTGTACTGTCAACCTTCACTCCGTCTTTCAACAGCATCTTTACACCCTCACGGAAGCCTGCTCTCCATGCCTGGAATGGCGTAGAATTTATAACAGTTTTACTGAAAACTGTAGGATGGTTTAAATAACCTTCTTCCCAGCAAAAATCAACTTGTGCCTTGGATTCAATAGCCGCTTCGTGAGTACGCATATTCAAAACAAAATCTCTTTTCCAAACTTTTAATCCGCCGTTGCCATAGCGTAGGTTGTTAATAATATTTTCGCCAGACCAACCGTATACTTGTATATTTGGTGTTTCGTTTATTTCTATATGAAAAAATTTATTATCAACTATATTATCTCCATCGACAGTGACGAACCAATCTGTGTCAGCTAACTCTGCCGCGGCTTTATGAGCATTATCGCTGCCTTTGACTCCGTGTACACGTTTAGCATAAGGAACTTTATTACAGAGATCGGCATAATTAAAATCTCCGTTAGGTTCGTCATAAGAAATAAAAATAATATCTAGGTCAGATGTTTTCATATAATTGTATATACTATGTTCATTTTTTTACGATGATAAAAACTAATTTGATTGGCAAATAATTTTTTATAGTCGCAACGATCAATATCAAAAATTAGTTCATCACCAAACTTATTAAGATCAATTTCAAAAGTCTGATAATGACAATTAACATCATTTTTTTCTGTTAGATGTATATAGGTCTTGTTCTTGTAAGGATTTAAACGAATATCGTTTTCTGCTAGTAATTTAATTTTTAATACTGGTTTATTTTCTAAACTGGTAATTTCCAGTTTAAGATCTGCCGCAACTTCTTGTAATCTATGTATATATGGTATAGGTAATAATTTATTATAGGTTTTATCAGCTGTGGTTTTACGTTGATCAACAATGCGTAATCCTCTATCTGTTATAAAGGCTTTAAAATCCGTAAATAATCTGTCGATAGAGTTACTTTCATTTAACTGATCTAAAATATGTTGATCCACTTTTATAGCTTGTCTAGAATCAAGATCGTTTTCTATTTCTGTAGATGATATCTTTATAATAGTGCCTGATGAGATATCAAAAAGAATATAAAGATTATCCATGATTAACCTTCATATTTTTTAAAAATTCGTTTTGGTAACATTGTATTAAAGTACCAATGTCAATATCTTTATCAGAATAATGTAAAATATCTATTTGATTAAAAATTCCAATTTTAAAATTTTTTTCATCAAAATAATATCCAAGGTCATCGTTGATTGTTCCAGTAACCCCATCCTGTAATATAGATTTCAAATGAGTAAATCTTGGAAATTCTAAAGGATAGGATATATCATTATCTATATCTAAAATTTTAGCAGCTAAAGCAAATGCTTCGTCTGTACCTACAACTTCAGGAATGTTATTAGAAAGAAAGAAATTTTTAAATTCTCTAGGATTTTCTATTATTTTCTTACCTAAGTCAAAAAAATCTTTAGATTTTTCATTTTTAGCAAAAAAAGTATAACCGGAATAAAGCATAGGAAGATCGTTGTCTGTAAAAGTTTTTCTACAATAATCGTTGGTCATTGGCTCACCATTATATTGTAAAACTTTATTAGCAACGTATAGATAATTTTCTCTGATAAAATAATCAATCCAGTGACTGGTATCACGGAAAAAAATCATGTCGGAATCTAAACATACTGTGAATTTCCAAGGAGATAATTCGTCCATGTAAGACCTGCCGTCCCAGTGTGTTTTTTTATCCCAAAAAACCACAGTATCAAAATAAGGCATACCTTTAAACCATGATAACTTATCTTTATCATCAGTGATTAATGCTACCTTATCATAGCCCTGTTTCTGGGTACGTTTTATAGATTGAGCCAATAATACTGCCATCAGATCGTATCTATGAGTTTGGCTTTTAGAAATTATAATTAGATAACCAAAATCATTATTCATATACACCATCCTGTAAACTAAATTTGTTCATAATATGAACATCAGTATCAATAGTGTAGTTGTCAATAATAATATTATCGTTATTAAATTGTTTAACTTTTAAATTTTCTAATGCCATCATCGGACTTGGTAAAAAATTATCTGCTGGCAAGAAACCGTAAACAATATGATTAGCGATAGTGAAAGCAAAATCATTCCTAAAACTAGTAGGGGGTAAATTATAAAGATCGATAAAGTAAAACCAATTTTCTTTAACATATTCTACTACTTTAAAAATATTTTCAACTGTGTCAGTTTTAGAAAACATGATAGCTGTAGCCCACCGCATAGTTATAGTTGTTGGTGATAATTTTACAGTGTCTGAAGATAATCGATCACCAATAGGAATCATTCCTTCAGTTATTAAAAATTCTTTATCTGAATTCCAGTATGCGTTTAATCTATCTGTAAGAATAAAAAAATCTGAATCAATTAATAAAGTACGGTCATATGGGGAATATTTAAAAGCTAGATGTCTATTAGTATTAATAAAATCTATATGCTGACCCAAAAGTTGTCTTGTATTGACACTAGGCGGCCTGTCTATAACTAAAAGATTATCTATATTTTTTAATTTGGATTGGCTGTTAGTTACAGATTTATGATCGGTAATTAGTGTTACTGGAACATCTAATTTTTTTACAGCATAGCCTGCTGCCATATCGGATAATTTAACATAATCTATATCTTTAGAATTATGACCAAATATTACTATACCTTTATCCATTTTTTAAATCTTGGTATCCAGCATTGTATCGCCCTAGTGCCATAAAATATCTTTCTAAAATATCTTTTTGAAATTTAGATAGATCATCTATTACAATAGGTGTTTGATTGATATCCAATAGTATTACATTATGTTGTTTGTCTAGAGATAATAAGAAATTTGTATAAGTTATCAGCTGCTGATCAACTTTAAAAATTCCACTATTATATCCAAATGTAATATCAGCATCAAACCTCTCCTTAAGAGTCTGTCGTTTGATTTTAGCTGATAACAATCTATCAGATTTTTTAATTATAAGTTCAAGAGATTTTTCCATAGTTTAGCTCGACAAATTATATATGCCGAGCTAACTGGATTATAGGGTATTACTGAATGAACAAACGAGTTGTGTAGAGGGATCCCATCCGAGAGGAATTGGGGCCTTAGAGTAGACAGCATTAATATTAAATGTTATATCTGCCGTTACACCTGAAGTAAAAGCGTTTGCAACTTGATCCTGTAATAATAAATTAAATTGAATTTCAAATGGTCGACCCACTACCCTAAAATGCTCCATACGGATGTAGTTCGATGTGTACGGGCTAGTAGTTGCATTTTTTTGATAGATTTGTGAGAATCCAGCTGTAGATGAAGCAAATGCTCCTTCTTCTGTGAAATTGTTTGTATCAGATGTTCTATTTTCAACAAAAGTTGACCCGTCGTAGCCCATGACCGATTTGGTAAATCCTGTATAGTACATAGGAAAGTTATTGGTTATCAGACTTGTCCATGATGTTTCTTTAGCTGCCTGGGCCCCTGTAGTTGTTTGGTTAGATATAATAATATTAAATTTTAAGTATCCGCCAGTGTTCCAATATTGGAAAAATTTCAACTCATCAGGCCAAGTCACTGTAAATGTAGCATCGATACCAGCGGCACCATCACCCCAGTTGGCTGTTTGACTTCTAGTAGCTATCAGTACAGAATCATATGTTTTTAAAACTAACTTTTTAGATAGTGCTGTATCTATACCTGTATAATATTGATTATATACATTTCCCTGTATTGTGGTCGATCTTGTTGGCGATGATGCACTGGAACTGATTCCATAAATGTGTTGATAAACTGCATCAAGATCTACTTTAATTCTATCAAATTGACTCTTATGTACAATAGGTTGAGTAACTGTTCCGTTATTTGACGGGTACGCTGGCAATCCTAGGCCGGATAAAAATGAGTCTTTAAGAGCAAACGTGTTTGTAGTAGCACTTGTAACTTCAAAGTATTGCCCTTCGAGGCCTGCTGCTTCGCTAGCCCAGAGTCCTGGTAGTCCTGAAAGAAATATAATATCGCCGTTTGCGAATCCATGTGGTGTGGATGTAGTAACTACTCCCGGATTAGCTCTAGTAATTGTAGAAATAATTTTAGTAAAAGGATATGGTGCTGAAGCCAAGAATGCCGAAGTTAGTCCGTAACCCACACCTTTGGATGAGTTTAATGGTTTTCCTGTATTATCTACAGCGATAGGTCCAATGATACCTAATAATGTGTTATATAAATTGTCCCAATCGCTAAACGATATTGGTGTTACACCCGGCGTAATTGTCGGCATTTTTTTTCCTTATAATACTAAAGCTTCCACTATTTTTGTTCCTACATCATCTGAAGATTCTAGGGCAATAGCAAACACATCTGGGTACTGATGGAAACTAGCATGGATAGCACAACCATTATTAGCAGCTACTAGCCTGTCCCCTTTCTTAATAGATCCAGTGACTTTAACTGGAACTCTTCCCTTTAATGCTATATATGTGCCGTTCGCTAAATCCTCATTCATTCTGAACGCAGGGTTCTCTGACACTACACCTATGGCTCTATCTCCAAATTGTGCTTCCCGAACTTCTGCTTCTCCGCCTACTGTTACTACTGTGCCCACAGCATATTCTTTATCTGCGAGATATTTTTCAGCCAAGTCGGCGTATCTAGAACTAGTAGATGTACCGTTAAAAAATCTAGCATTTATATCTGCTCCTGCAGTTCTAAGCACTACAGTATCGGGATCTTTTTCTACAGACGGTAATCTTCCTTCAAGTGTCTGGCTGTTAGTCGATGTACCATTAAACAATACGGCACTGATAGTTCCTATTGAAGTTCTAATTGGTATCGACGCCGAACCAGGAAGAGCCAAATCACTGGGGTTATAAATGTTAGCTCCCACTTGTAATCTACTAGCACTGATAGCAGATGAAGCTTGACCTACGATAGGACCAGCGAATTCGCCTTCAAATCTTCCATAAAATGTTCTTGTGTCGGCATCAAAAGAGATGACATTTGTGTTGTCCCTAACGCTGCCTTTGTGTACACCAGTACTATTTCCTGTTACATTTCCCTCAACGTCGCCAAATAGATGGTTAGCATAAATTTTGTTCCATCTTTTACCACTGTAACCTAGATTATACTTTGATGTAGACCCTGGTAAAATACAAAATTCTGAGTCTGGATCGGCAACGTCATATATTTGCCTAGAAAATATCATCATATCGTCTTTATCGACGTTTGATCCACCAGCACTTATTCTAACTAAAATCTGACCATTGATTTGATTTTCAATAATTGGTTGTTGGCCAACTGAAGAATTTACATAAATTTTAAGGTCTTTTCTTGTACTGGTTCCAACAGTTAAACCTGCCTGGAATCCAATGGTGTTATTAAATCCACCTTCGATGTCTGAACGAATATAATTAGATGGAGATACACCCCCTAATTTAAGAGCATCACTAGCCGTACCCCAAAATACTTGACCAGTACTTACACCTGTAGAATTTACAGAATTTAAAGTAACACCTTTCTTAACTTGTCGTCCAGTTTCTGAAAAACCTGCTATGTTATTTGAAGTCGATAAAGTAAAATCGTCATCGTTGCTGAAAATAGCTGTAGTGACTCCGCCGACCACAGCACGTAGGATAACATGGCTGGTATTATTAGAATCTTTTACAACCTGTGTAACAATCTGTGAAGTACCAAATCCCGGAGCACTCTGAGGCCCAATTAGCACAAAGCTCGATCCGTTCCAAGCTGATAATTGATTAGTATTAGTATCAAACCATAAATCACCTGCCGTTAGCCCTGGGGGAGGAGTTGACGCTATTTCAGCACCGCTGGCTACTTTAAATTTTGTTCCGTCGTAGAATTTTAATTTTTTATTAACAGAATCAAACCATATCTGTCCTAAGATTGGCTTAGATGGCGGTATCGTGTTAGCAAAATTTTCTAATAAATGAAGAAAATTTTCGTTTTGTACTTCGCCGTAGCCCGTATAGTTCCTGCCTACAAATTTTAAATCCGTAGTATTATCGATGGTGCCATCGGCAACATTCGTTAAAAAAGTTCCGTTATATCTGTCTACGCGGTATGTCATAGTTGTTCGTCCAATTCACTGTATTTATCGCAGACTGTTTATTCAAAATTCTGCTTTTTTGCTATAATTTCTTTTTCTTCGGCTTCAGAAACAAATGTAAAAGCAGCGGCATTTGCCGAATATGAAGCAATTTGCTCTCTATGATTCTGTTTAGCAGCTTCTAAAAACTCTTTAAGAGCTGTAAATTCAGACGTTTTTGCGATCTCGCTTCTATCTAACATATCAATTATTATATTGAGTTGTTTATGTATAGGGTATTCATTAAGTATAGATACGTTAGTATTATACTTCACATATGATTCTGTGATTACAGGTTTATCTGCTCTAGATCTAACTTCACCTGTGGTATAATCTCCATACCAATAGTCACCAGCATCCTCGTCTAATTCAACCATCTTAACAACAAAGCTGTCTAGATTTAAAGTTGATCTGTCAGTTTCTGGAGTAATTTCTCCAATAAGGACTCCGCTGTTTTTTATAAAAAGTAATTCTCTTGCTATTTTTGTCATTATCCTATCCTTCCCCAAGCTAATACTAAACTGTATTTGGATTTTTCAGTAGATCCAATTTCTGTAACTTCATGTTCTAGATGTAAAGGCATGTCGATAAGAGAACCTGGTTCCTCATCCACCAAATGGTCTTGTCCTTGATCATCATAATATTTGAAATGTGGCCTATCGCTTCTTAAAAAAATCAATTTAAATTTCCAATATCCCCCAATACTATCTCTGTGACGCAATAGATAATCGCCCGGATCATATCTATTAATAGTCATGCTGGTTATAAATCTAGCATCATCAGGTATTGTTTTTGTGATAGCAGATTTTAATTCAGAATCCATATTAAAGTGGAATAGGCTTTTTAATTTACTGCTACCGTATGATGTTTTAAAATTATGTGTGTCGGTTGAAGTGCGGCTAGAGAACTTATCGCTATGCTTTTCAGCTAGTTCGATGATTTCATCTACATTAGTAACATAGTTTTTTACTAATTTAACCTGAGACATATTCCCAACTCGACTGTATTGTATTAACTCGATATATCAATAAATTATTTCTAGAAGGATTAGAAACAGTAGTAGTTACACTAACATTGCTTACGAACGAAACGCTGATCCAACTACCTCTAGAAACAGACGTTGATGTTGATACATTCTGTATAGTGCTGGCGATGTGTGCCATTGTGCCCACACGGAAGTTTAATGGTGGTGCTAATTGATTTAACAAACCTGCTACTGACCCTGGTCCCGAACCTGTAGTCGATAATCCATTAGTATCCAAACTAAAATATAATGTTCTATTTGCTATTTGATCATCAACATATTTCTTAGTGGCAGCATGTTTATCATTAATAGGGTCATCTACTAAGGTTAGATACCCGGTCATAATGCCGCCGGATTTAGCTACTCTAGTTTCGTCAATGACATTGATATTTTCTGATCCGTCAAAAGCAACACCGTTAATATACTTAGGCGATTGTAATTTAGCGGCTGTGTCTGCGTTACCGACTAACGATCCTGTGAATATTTTTGTTCCTGCATTATAGGCAATAGTATCATCACTGGCGTAGATGTCTCCTTTGAGATCACCAATAACTTTGTCAACTAATGTTAGTATATCTGTAGTTACATTAGTAAATGTACCCGAAGCACCTGTAAACGCCCTAGCAGATGAATCAAAACATAACGAATTATCTGCTGCTCTGATGTCGCCTTTGTTAATACCTACATGTGTACCGTAAAATTCTTTAAGACTAGCATCGAACATTACTTGATCGTCTTCTGCTAGTAGATCCCCTTGTAATGTACCTATGACATTACCAAATACATCTTTGGAATGTATAGCACTCCATTTTTTAGCAGACGAACCCAAGTTATATACTTCAGTAGTATTAGGTTCTATGCCTGCTTCAGAGAAAATAGCTACATCATTGTTAATAGCACCGTTCTTTACACGTATTTTTAATGGACCATTTAACTGGCTAGATATAACAATCTTGTTAAAATCTTCAACAAATATTTTTAAATCGTTGTCATCGCCTAAAGTTACCCCTGTATCTCCAAAAGTAGATCCGTTCATGCCACGCATAACAAAATCAGCAGTAGTAAATCCTGAGAACTTTTCCGAATTACTAGCTGTTCCCCAGTATCTATATTGCGAAGATGTTACACCGCTAGCAGCAGTATCAACTAGAGTGAATCCTTTCTTGATAGTTGTAAATCCATCAATAGTATCAATAATTCCAATGTCAAATTGATCGTTACTTACAACTGCGATAACTTTATCATTATTAAAGACTTTGATTATAGGATATTCAACGTTTCCGTTATCACGTATTGTTCCTGATGATAATTTAGTTTCTCCGAATCCTACTGCTATTTCTGGTCCAATAATTCTATAATCAGTACCATCCCAGATGTTTAATTGATCTAGAGCATCGTTGTACCAAAGGTTTCCCTTGTCTTTAACTGACAAGCCTGTTGGTGCTGTGCTGGACACGTCGGTTACAGAAACAGTTTTCCATTTTTGAGTATCGTCATAAAATTTTAATTTATTGTTTAATTCGTCGTACCATATCTGACCAATAATAGGTCTTCTAGGAGCACTAAATCCTCTAAAATTTTCTAGCAGATGTAAAACATTTTCGTTCTGGACCTCACCATATCCAGCATAATTTTTTCCAATAAGTTTTAGATCGGAACTAGAACTGTCAACCGTTTGATCAGGAACTTCTATAAAAAACGATCCGTTATATCTATCTATCTGGTATGGCATTACTTGCTCCTATTATTCTGTTATGCTATCTGCGGCAGTTTGTCTTTGCTGCTCTAGTTCTAAATACTCAGCGTCTGTTAGTGTTGTAGGCAACGCCAATGCCTTTTGTCTCATGTGTCTTAAAACTTTCCAATCAGTGGTGTTTAAAAATTCTCTATGTACACTGTTTTGATTAAACGTTGATTTAGCAATTATTTGTTCATTGGTCAATGACTCAACTGTGTTTGTTGCTACATTAAAAAAATGTGTGTCGTTAACAAGTTGATCATATTGTTCATCAGTAATTGCAGTTACTGACACAGTACCAGGAACATTAGGCTGATAATTTAATATTGTTGTGATTTGATTATTTTCTATACAAACGTAGTACATGTTATCTCCAAATAGCTAACCAGTTGGCAGCTGGGGTTGATCGTTGTTCTGTATTCTGTACATAAACTCTAATCCTATCGCCTAAATTAGTCCAAGTACAACGTAGACTGTCGTTTCCGTCAACACCGCCAGCATAATGAATAACAGCAATACTTGGTATAAATGCTACGAGGTCGTTCATTGTTTTGCCGCCAGTTGATAAAATTGAATAATCATAAACAGCGACAGTATATATTTTTTCACCATCTCCAAAATCTGTTGAAAATTGTCCAGAAAATGCTAGAGCACCTCTACTATATGTTCGATTGCCAACAGTTAATTGTGTAGCAGTTTCTTGTGTCGATGTTGCTACAGTTTCTCCGTTATAATCAATCGCTAAATCTACATTATAAAATTCAGTTCCTAAAAACGCAGGTGCTCTTAACGGAGGATCTATAACAATCCATTGATTAGCATCAATCGAATTAGGATTGTTTGCCCAATTAATCCAATCATTAATAGTTCTAATGTTAGCAGAAACTACCTGTGATGGTTCCCCGCCCGGAGGATAAACATCAAAAAAGTTTGCTCCATTATTAAATGATCCTACTTGATTTGTAAATCCTGCCTGACTATACTGAGTGTTGCCGTAAGTAATTACATAGTTTGTTGGAATAGCAGCAAGAACATCATTTCTAATTAACGTATCTCTACTATCTACATATTGTTTTGTAGCAGCACTTAATCCTGTGGTAGGATCGTTATAAAGAACTAACGGTCCAGTTAATGTTCCTCCAGTACTAGGAAATTTAGTATTATCATAAACAGTGATACTAGATTGTCCTGTAAAAGGAACGTTGTTGATGAGTATGTTGCTCTGTAGTCGTGTAGCTGTGGTAGCATTACCTGTTAGCGTACCTGTAAAAATTTTCGTAGTACCGTCATAGGCTACGGAATTGTCGGCAGCAATTAAACTACCCTTGACATTACCCAACACACTGCCTGTTAATGAACCTGTGACATCACCAACTACATCGCCTGTGACATTTCCTAAAACATTACCGGTTAAATTACCTATAACATTTCCTGTGACACCACCAACAACAGGGCCGGTATGTGTGCCTACACTGTTGCCTGTAAGATTAGCTACTATAGTATTAGCAGCAAAATTTCCCGAGCTATCTCTAACAACCACAGTATCCTGAACATTGTTAGATGAAGCATCAAGTGTCCATGTGATAGGACTAGATCCGTCAAAATCAGAACCTGTGATGTAATTTCCAGCTATCAACTCATGAGTAGTAGATGCTTTTACAGTAACATCAGCGGATCCATTAAATGATACTCCGTTGATATTTCTAGCTGTAGATAAAACATTTGCTGAGCCAGCATTTCCCGAAACGTTGCCGTTAAGGACAGATGTACTAGAAAAATTTATACCTTTTACAAATGATGTAAATCCTGTAATAGGAGTTAACGGATTGAAAGATCTATCTGCTGTGATAGCTATTACTGAGTCATTAATTAAAGTTTTAATTACTGGAACATTGTTTCCTAATGAATCAACTATCTTATCTGAAACGTGTCTTGTATTTCCAAAACCTGCTACAGTTTCGGGTCCTATAAACTTAAAATCTGTGCCGTCATATACATAAAATTTTCCATCATCACTATCGTACCAACCATCACCCTCTGAAGGATCAATTGGTTCAGTGGCTGATAGTTTAGTTCCGCCTACAAAATTCCATGTTGATCCCGAATAAACTTTAATTTTTTTAGTAACAGTATCATACCATATTTGTCCGGTTAACGGTTTTCCGGGTGCTATACCGCTGGCAAAATTTTCTAGTAACCATACAAAATTTTCATTTTGTGTTTCGCCGTAGCCGGCAAAGTTTTTACCTACTAGGTTAATGTTGGTTGTAGAATCTAGTGTACCATCTTCTAGTATAACTAGTCGCTCTCCGTTGAATTTATTAATTTGATATGGCATGTCGCTCTTCCATTATGGTAATCTTGTACTGTATGTTGAATACGGGATGTCGTATGGCGATGGATCTTCAACCAACGCGGTGTCAACGGTCCATGTTAATGTTGATGAAATATTTTCTAATTTTAATATTATCAACCCTCTTCTTACAAATAACAACGGCGGTGCTTTAGCAGGTATTACTACAGGATTTTGTATATCCAGTACAACACCGTGTGGTGTTTCTACTCCGCCGGGTGTTTCTGAACCATCAACTTCATACAATGTAGAGTAATTAATAGTAAATGTCTGCTGAGCAATATCTTCTTGATAGTACCTAGTAGTTGCTATGCGACACAATGTATTTTCTTCATACTCGTCTGGAGGACAAATATCAGTAACTATGGCAATAATTTCTGCGTTAGTTAATGGTTGTTCTGCCTGTGTACCTTGTCCACTGTTGGTATTTTTTGTAATGTCTAAAGTTAAAGGAATGCTACGAGTTCTAACTAGATTAGTAACATATTTTTTAGATGTTGCTTGTTCTAATTGATCAGGATCGTTAACAGAAAGGTAGGTATATCCTTCTTGAGTTTGATCCGGAGCATTTTCGCCGTCGGTGGCAATTCCTAACAATCTAGGATTACCTGTAAATTCTACATCACCTAAAGGTTCAAAAACTAAATTAGTAGGATTAGCAGGATCTCCGTTTACATACGGAGTTGTGCGTCCATTATTAGAAATCCTATTATCGTCGATTGTGATATTGTCTGCTGTAAGTGATGTTTGTGATCCGAAACTAACTAATCCCGGAGCTGTTGTCACTGCTGATGTTAGTTCTATAGTAACACCATTATTTCGTAAAACTTCGACACCACCTATCTTATAAGAGCGGGTAGACGGAATATCAATGTTTTCACTAAAGTCCCAATCTTGTTCATCGGCTACTGCCGACTCAATTTGATTCCAAACAATGTAATGATCAGTATCCCCTTTTAATACAATTCCGCCACCATAGGCTTGAGCATCAGTAATGTTTGTATTGTCGGATTTTTTACCAAGTTCTATATTTTTATCTTCTACCCTTAGTGTTGAAACATCAACGCTGACCATATTTCCTAATACTTTTAGGTCTCCTGTAATTTCAACACTGCCTCCAATTGTAGTTAAGCTCAAAGGATTTGATGGAGCAATCTCGATCAAATCTGAACCGCTAGCATCGGGAGCGATTGAAAAATAACTTAATAAGTTTCCAGCCCGTGTAGCTCTTAAAGTTATTCTTCCCTCATCTGATGTGTTCCTTATAGTCACATCTCTAAAATTTTCAACAGCTAATTGCCCTTGAGGACCTGTTCCAAAAAACAATCCTTCATTATTTTGAACTGTTAATGCCGCTGTAAGAACGTTAGATAAATCTTTTCTTACATAATTTGACGAATCTACTTCTCCTAATCTATCAGAATTATAAGTAGTACCTTGCCATTTAAAAGATGGATCTGCTGGGTTAAATCCAATCTTAATTAAAGTATTAGGTATAGTTTCACCGTTTTGATTGGCTGTATTATAATCTGATATAGGATTTCTTAATGTAAATTCCTGGGCACTAAAATACCCCATCAATCTTCCAGCATTATAAACACCAGATATAATTTTATTTCTTCTATCCGAATCTTCAACTGTTTCTATTCTAAATCCGCTGATATTTTGAGACGAACTATATATAGGAGCTACTAGTGTATCTTGATTGCCATCAAAGAAAAATAACTGTGCCAATGATGTATTAAACCAAAAGTCACCGGTGCTGATATCTAAAGGTCGTGCGATAGATAACGCAGCAGTTCCTACAGATTTCCATTCGTTGCCCGAATAAACTTTAATTCTGTTTTCTGTTGTGTCAAACCATAATTGTCCCAACAAAGGTTGAGACGGCTGTGATTGTCCAGCAAAATTTTCTAGTAGGTGTACAAAATTTTCATTAAGGTAATCACCGAACCCGCTGAAATTTTTTCCTATTAACGTTAAATCAGTAGATCCTTGATCTATCTGACCGTCAGCTACTGTAGCTACTATCGATCCGTCTGTTTTGTTTACTGTATAGGCCATTAAATCGCTCCGTTAATCATTAGAAGGTCTACCGCTTCGAATAATATAATTTAAAGTAAGGAACGGATTCATTACTGTAAAAGGTTTACCCGTTTGCGAATCAGCAAAGCCTGGTCTTCTTTTATTCTCATCTGTGACTTTGACTAATCCAGATGACGCCATTGCCTGTGCTCCGTTCGCCACTGTTCCGCCTTCTATCCTTACATTGGCAACAGATCCGCCCGGTTGATAATCTAAATTAGCTGTAGGCGATTCTGTAATGGCATAATATTGAGTAGCTCTAATATTAGCACTAGATCTACCATACATGTCGTGTTCGTGGTCAGGAACGTTTGGTGTTTGTAACGTGTATTGGTCAGCACCGCCTGCTCTACCTAAACTATTTGCCGAGGCTGTATCTGCTACTCTGTTACCTCCCACTTCAGATAACGGAGTTTCAGCTGCAGGACTATTATTTCCGCCAGGATAAGGAATAGTTGTATCTGCGTTCATATCCTGTTTACCTAAAACAAATCTGCCTCGCAGATCTGGCACACGGAAAGTAGCACCCTTGTCTGATCCTTTTAAGTCAAGGTTGACTGTTCTTCCTAAATTTTTATAGTTTACATTTGCTCCGATTACATCATACAGATCTCTAAATCTATAAGCTTCATATTCCGATCCATCACAAAGTAGATAACCAGTCGGTGCTGTAGTTCCGGCATATGGTAACACTGCTCCAAGAGGAACACCAGCATCGTCAATAAAGGTTTCTCTTGTCATCTTACGAAGACCAAGAGTACTTCTATATACTAACAATTCATCTGTATCCCGTACATTACCTAGTGCAGATTTTGTAGAAATAATATCAGATGTTAATGTAGTAACAAATGTTTTTGTAAGATTTCCTGTACCATTGAATACTACCACGTTACTAGAAATGTCACCTTCTAACTTAAAATTAGTTGCTGATTGTAACGATGTTGCTGTTTGAGCGTTACCAGCAAGGTTACCGCTTAAGTTACCTTTAATAATTGAAGCATCAATTGTATTGGCATAAACTGTACTATATCTATTAGAAGCATCTCCAATTGTTTCGGAGCCTGTTAACGGTTTAATAGATTTAGAAAAAATGTTTCCGCTTAATACCGAAAGGTCGCCGCCAACGTTTAAGTTCTTAGCGATAGCAGCACCGCCAGCTGTTTGTATAGCACCATTGCTAAGATTTGACGACTGCTGTTCTGATGTATTAATAATTTCGCCTGCTATCTTAACATTACCGCCGACATCTAACGGCTGTTGAGGATTGGTGTTGTTAATGCCTACCCTGTCTTCAACTATTTTTACAACGGTTGTTGGTAACCCAGCAGCACCGGTTCTTGTTGTTTGTAAATCAATAGCAGCACCAGGAGTAGAATTATACAGTGTGCCGTTAGACGATCTTACCGATAAGTTGATATTACCGTTAGTACCTACAAATAATCCAGCATCGTCTCTTACAGCTAGTGTTGCTTGTATTGTTCCCGATTCATCACTTCTAATAAATCTAGAGGATGGTATTTCCTCGTCTGCTACTAATAAATTCTGTGCTGATCTAGCTACACCTATTAATCTAGGTAATACCACTTCTTCAGAAATATCTGTTCTAGCAGTAACATTTATACCTGCTCCGATTTCCGGAAAACCCTGAATAACAACTTTAGGAATAAAATCGTCTTTACTGACAATACTCACTGGTATGTCTTTAGTGTAAAATACAATAACTGTTCTTTCAATGTTATCAATGTCGAGAATAGTTTCAACTAATGGTCCTGATTTTGTACCTTCACTAAATTGCGGTCCAATTAAAACCCAATTAGTTCCAGACCATAGGTATAATTGTTGAGTACTAGAGTTTACCCATAAGTCTCCAAGACTAGCACCTGTTGGCTCATTGACCCCTGTGCTAATGTTGCTGGTTGTCTTATATTCTATTCCATCATATACGTAAAGTTTATTTTCATCTGAATTAAACCATAGTTGGCCTATAACGGATTTAGATGTTTCTGGTGCTGAACCGCTGGCAAAATTTTCAAGCAAATGAATAAAATTTTCAGCAATAATTTTTCCGTACCCTGTTTGATTCCTACCAGGAATAGAAATACTCGTTGACGTATTAGGAAAATTATCTGGAACGTCTAACGGTTCTGGATGTAATGTGCTGTCGGTAAAAAATACTTTATATGCCATTATTGTACCTCAGTGAAGCCAGTTAGGCTCTGTATTCTAATGGTATAATCGATCTGTATTAATCGGTTTAAAGATTTTTGTACAGGATGGAATATAACATGTGTTAGTAATTTGCCTGTTCCGGCAGCTTTTAAACCTAACTCATCAAAAACAAAATCGCCTGCCATGTCTACAGAATTGTCAAATGCTTCTTGATTTTCTGGCTCACCGTAATCTAGTAGACAAGATACAACAATGTCTGTGTAGGTAGCACCAGTTACATGGCGAATTTCCATTTTATTTCTAACAGGATCGTTGTTTGTGGCAGAGTTTTGATCTACTACTTTGCTGTATGTTTGAGAATAAAGACTTGAATTAGTACCATTAGTGTTTGGAGTTAGATAGGTAATTAGCCCAGTAGGATCTACTACAGTTCCCCCGTTGCCGAATACCATTTCTGATATCCACCCCTGTAACTGGTTGGACAATGATTGTGCCATAGCAACACTCATATTTTCATAGTGAATAGCGTTTCGTTTATCAATGAAAATCTCTCCGTTTTCCGGATCAAAAATCTTTATATGCCCTTCTACGTGAAAACCGCCGGTTTCGTCTGGTTTTTTATCGTAAGGCTGCTGTTGTGTTGGTTGTTCTAGCATAGTGTTTGACTCGTCTTTATTCATATCATGTATTTATTATGGTAATTTTGTACTGCTATTTTGTAAGAACTTAGCGATAGCGGTGTTACTATAGCTGAGTCCTTGGCCGGTTGTAGCAGTTGATGCTCCCCTATCATACCACAATCTACCTTGTCTACGGATAACTGTGATACGTGTTCCTGCTGGAACTGGGTATGTCAATCTTATATTTTCATTAATCCCGTCTACGGAAAATTCTGCTTCTATATCAATATCTCCCGCAGGGCTATAAGCACCTACTGTAGAATCATAAATTTTAGTAGCATCTTTGCGAAGTCTTCTTCCTCCTACAAAAACTTCAATCTCATCACATCTTCCAAAGTTTGTAGGAATAGTATTTCTGTACCAGTTACTGATATCGGCTTTTCTTGGTAGGAAATTTAAAGGCCCTACTAATAAGGATGTACCGTCTGAAATAAAATCTTCTTTTTCTTGTAATTCTTGATACGGAATAAACTCTAAGAAACCAGTATCAACTACAGGAGTATTTTTTGGGTAGACTGCTCTGATAGCCGTTCCAAAAAGTCCTCTTCTAATATTTTTTAGCACATTTCCTATTTTTTCGTAGTACTGAATCTTTTCTCCCTGTATAGTTATTATACCTGGCTGATCTTTTGATGGAAGTGCTAAAGGACTAGCATCCACAAGAGTAATTTCATTATCAAAATAGTTAAAGTCTTTATCAAGTTTTAGATCAAGAACACTGTATCTGTTGTAATGATTTCTATTCAACACATCTTTGAATATTTCAAAAGATAACGGCTGCTTATATAATCGATCTCCAAAACTAATAGTTTCAATTATATCAGATTCTGTTGTTTGCTGTCTTAGATATATAGCCCTTGGTAATTCTACATAAAAATCAATGTCAGGCGTTAGTCGAATACCATTCTTGTATACCCATACATATGAAATTCCTATTAGGGGTCTTTGTAAAGAAAAGCTAACTTTTCCTCCAACGAATTCGTCTTTGACTATATCTAATTCTGTATATCTTTCAAACCAAGTTATAGATAAGGTATCGCCGGTTGAATATTCTGTAAACTGCTCTAAAACAATATTAGTATCTGCTATAGAATACTGTCTACCAGACGAATCTTCTATACGTATCACAGCTCCTAACGTTACTGGTTTAATAAAAGTAACTGTGTTGTTTTCAGATGTAAATGTAAAATCAATACCGAATGTTTTTAGTTGATTATCAACGAATACTTTTAAGTCAGTAAAAATAACTGTTCCTGGATCTCTTGGAGTATCAACACCTATTTGTATATTATTGTTTCCGTCATAGATCTTATAGGTTGTTTCAACAGTTCGTAATAATTCACCATTAATTTCTACCAACATGTCTCCAGCTGGATCAATATCTAATCCGCTAAAAGTAGGTATAGCATATTCTTTAATCGCTTCGTCAAGAGGTATTTCAACTTGATTAATTTTGACTAACGGACGTTGGTCTGTGTTTAAGGCTATCAATACTATTCTAGAACCTTCAGTGGGTGCCACTCCAAATTCCACAAGAGTTTTATCTTGAGTATCGGTAAGTTGTGCACTGTTAATAAACCCGACATCAACTGGCTGAGTATCCACGCTAGCAAATACTGTAACTGTTTCGTTAAATGATGCTCCCGTAATAAAATATCTATCGTTGCCTGTGCCGGTAAATTCTCTGTAATCTAGTATTCCTTTGCCGCCTGTGCCCATAGTGAAAATTTCAATCACTGCTCCGGCAGTTGGCGTTGTTCCAATAAATCTAATAGAATTAGTTTCTGACAATATAACAAACTCTGTATCGATATCCTTTTTAAACTTATCTACAAATACAAGTATATTTGTTTTTTCAATTATTTTTTGTCCTATGTCAAAAATAATGGTATTTCCGTCAGCTATATAAATTTTAGACTGAACAGCCGAAGATCCGCTTCTTGAAGAATGAAACACTTTGATACTTAATGCTTCTAAGACCTGACCAGGAACATTTTCCTCAGGAGCAGGAACTTGCTCGGGACTGATAAGTCTATCTCCGTCAAGTACTATCTCAGCAGCAGTAGTTCCTGTGGCAGTTGAATACGCCGACATTCCCGATAAAGAGCCGCCTGATATATAAGCGTCTATGCTGTTACGTCCGCCAATAACTAAACTGCCATCGCTAGTGGATGGGCGGAAAATCAATAAATCGCCAGATTCTAAATTTGCCGTTTGAGGAATTATTATTGATGCTGTAGACCCGTCGCCAACGAATGTATTCATTATTGCTGTGTCGGGCGGAACTTCGCCAGTGTAAGAACTATCACCTAACTGATATTCATTATAAGTTTCAAAATCTAATCTTACTGTTTTTCCTGTAGATGCTCTCTTAACGTAAATGTTAATGTCTGTGCCCTGCTTAGGAACCTCGGGCAATAACACCGAAGTAGTGCTTCCGTCAACTAGGAAGTAGAAATCAGTTTCGTTAACTTCAGAACTATCCCATCCTTCAGTAAACCAAGGTAGAGCATCCCAGCCCGCACCAATGTCAAAAGTAGCTCCCTGAACAATAGTGCCGCCGTAATCGATACCTGTAATTAACTGAGAGTAATCAGAAACTACTTCACTGCCTTCAATATCATCAATTCTAGTTTTTTCTACACCTAACTGTCCGTCTTTAGGTTTATAGTATTTGTCTATTCTGTTTAGACTATCAAGTATTTCATTGTTTTTCTGATATTCAATATCAACCACACTTCCCTCGTCAGGAGCAGAATTAAGAATTAATCTTCCAATGAGTTCTGTTTTAGAATTAATTAATTCTTCAGTTAGTGTTACAGAATATTGACTAGACAATAATCTAGATCCGTCTAACGTTACTGTGATTGTAGATTTATCTAAGGATAAAGGATATTTTAATTTATAAGTTGTTTGTTTTGCCGAAGCGTTAAACGTTTCTATTTCTATAAACTTTTCATTGAAACTGTAAGATTTAAAATTAGGAGTTTTAGAAATTCTATCAAACTTCATCTTCATATCAAAAGTTCTAACTTTTGAATCTCCAATAATAGCTACAGCACGAGCAGCATTTTGTATTTCACTGCCTACGCCGCCTACAATCATAACGGTAGGAGCAGAAACATAACCACTACCTGGATTAGTAACTACAATTTTAGAAATTTTGCCGTTTGAAATATATGCCTGAGCTTGAGCACCTGTTCCGTTTCCACCATCAAATACAATTTGAGGCACAGAAGAATAATTTTTTCCTGGACTTACTATCTTAATATCTATAACAGAATAATGGTTATTTTCAACCCAAAGCTTCCATGGGTATTGAGATAGTTGGTTAGAATTGCTACCAATAATATCCACTGAAGAAGTTTCTGAGTTCCATACAGGCGGTAAATCAAAATCAGTAGTTAACTGGTTAGCTGTTTCTAGATTAAAATATTTGCTGATAAAATTTCTAATCTTAGTCCTGTATGGTTTTACTTCTTCAATATAAGATTGGTAACTAGAAAGATTATCATTTTTATAATTTAATTTTTGTTCGAGAGTACCGACGTTATGTACAGCATTTAAGAAACTAGTTTTAAATGCCCAGTCAACATATAGTTGTTCTGAAAATACATATCGTAAACTTACAAAGAAAAGTTTATTCCACTCTACAGATAAATCTTCTTTGAAAATATCTTCTTTTACAGCGTTTAAAATGTTTCTAAATTCTGTAGATGCTGAACTATCATATTTGTTACTATCAAATGCCTGTGTTAAATCGTAACCGGTAGACTCAGAATCAGTGTTATAAAAACCGTTAATAATTTGAATAGTTCCTAGTTTTCTTCCCACTAATTTATATTTTCCGCTTATATCAGCATCAGTAGCATCAACCCTTTCAAGAACGGCCCAACCACCAATTCCATAATTTTCTAATCTTAATAAATCACCAATTGCTAGATCTACACTAGCTTCTTCATAAAGACCGGCAATGGTTTTTTTAATTTTAGATTTTTCATTAAACGGTTCTAGCCACCAATCAACCTTTTTCCAAAAGTTTTTAGTATCAAAAGATTGCGTAGCTGTTCTATAAAATTCTTTATTTTTTTCATCTAGAGAATAAATGCTCCAAAAATTGTTTACACTAGAATCTTGTAAAACGAGAACAGAAAATGGTCTGACTATTAAGCTAGCAGTTAGATATTTTTTTCCTTGATTTATTACTTCTACAGAAGTTATAGATCCTCTATTATCTAGGATTGGTTTAAATTTTGCACCTGACCCTGAGCCAACAATTTTTATATTGGGAGCCGTTTTGTATCCGTACCCGCCATCAATAATGTCCACGGTATTAATGTGACCATTTACTATGTTTGCTTTAAGTTTTGCTGTTTTAATTTTAGAAGTAGCAATAAATCTTAATTCTTTTTCAGTTTCTAATACTTGATCATAAAGATTTTTTGTTAAAGCAGGTTTTTCATCTTGTAAATTAAGATTGCCATAGTCTATTATCTCAGCAAATGGTTTTTTCTTTAGGATATTGTTAACGTAATCAATTATTAAATTAACTGCTTTATTTCTGTTTATAAACATCGACTGTCTTGGTCTAGAAGAAATGCCGTATCTTAATTTTACTGGTAATTTTCTATCCGGAACAGCTTGTCCAGCGATATCCTCACCTATCAAACTGTCGATCCATTTATTTTCTAATTCTAAATTAGGTACTTGTATCGTACCTTCAGCTAATAGTTGATACTCATTATGAATTAGATTGATTTCTTTTTCTTGATCATAAAATTGTATATTAACTAAAAATTCATCGTCGTCTATTACACTGTTGAAATTTACTAAGCTAAATGTGTTTTTAGATGTTAATAAAGCATAAGGTATCCCAGCAGACGAAGGAGCTAAAATGTAATTGGCTATTTGACTAGCACTAAGACCCCTGTCTGAATCTTCAGGTACAGTAGTTTTATTTTTTACCCAATAGTAATACATTGATCCGGATGGCAATCCTGTAATAGTATCAAAATTAGTTTTGACACTGTAATTTGTATCATCGCCATAGCGGGCCGTTCCGGTTACGCCTAACGAAAATCCTTCGGTGGTTCCAGTAAGAGCGTTCCACTCGCTAGGACTGTAAGGGCTTTCAACCCATTCATAAACATCTACGCTACTACCGACTGCTGTAGAGCCCCAGTTTCCGTTTCTAAAAGATAAAGAGTTTTGTTCGTATAACGCCCACTTAACCGCAGATAAATCCCACCAAATTGTGCCAACTTTATCCAACTGCCATGATTGTTTAGGATCAATAGCGGATTCTTCAGTTCCAACAGAATATACCGCTGGATCGAATGATGTTTTAAAATCAATATACTGGTCGGCTAGAGATAAGATTTTTCCTTTAGCAGGATCTAAGATATCAACATCTGCTAGTTTTACGTTATTAAATTTGTCGTAGAAAGAAAAATTCTTAAGCAAATCAATGTTTACTTGATCATCTTGTTGTTTAATAGTAAACCAAGGCTTCGAATTAGGTATTTTATCAAATTTTTGAAGCCTACCAATCCTAACAGCTTCGAACGCAGGATCTTCGGATATGAACGACGGACTACCTACTATTATAGAATTATTAGAAACAGACAGCCCTCTACCGAAATCTTCATCAGTGTTTAATCCCTGATCTAAAATTTCTGACAATACAAAAGATCCAGTGTAATTTGTATACACATAGACTTTACCGGTTTTTCCTTGACTGTCTCTAAATCTAGTTACAAATCTATCAAACGCAGTATTGCCTCTGTCAAATATAGTGGTCTTGTAACTTGCCGCTCCTTCTGCCGAAATAGCCAAAGTTACGCCGTCTGGCGATACAGACACGTTAGACCCAAATCGTTCTCCAGGTTCCATAATTAGGCCATTTAATTTTTGTTTTAAAACAAATCCAGAGGCGGTTCTGTCAAAAACAAATACACTGCCTTGATCCTTGCCTAGATAATCAAAGTTAGGAGCAGATACAAATAATCGGGTACCTTCTTGATTTAATACTACTTTGTGACCAAACTCATCACCAGCTTCTAATTCAACTTCGTCGCTATCTATTGTTTGAATAAGAATAAATGTTTCATTAGAAGTTTTTTCGTATACAAAAACCGAACCAGTTTTTCCTAATGTAGAATCTGAATTTTCTTGCCAAATAGATGGAGAAAATTCTGGAATAGAATTAATATTATCTGCTAGACAGTTATAATAAAAAGTGCCACGTCTTACAGTATCACCTGCTAGGTAATTGATATTGTTTCTCCAGACACCTTTAAAATTTTCAAAGCTGGCTGTGTCATTTGCTGGAGCTGATATTATCATTACAGAACCGTCTTTATTGAACGCTGAGAACGTTCCGTAAGAACTTCCAATATTCAAAAATTCTATGTCGCCGGTGGCTGGTTGTTGTATAGTGGATCCATCGTCAGCGTAGGCCAACGAAGGAGGAAATATACTGTTAGTAACTTCAGCAATTTTTTCCCAATTGCCGGTGCCGGGTTGGTTATTAGGAACAGCGGGTATATTCGACAATGCTTGCCAATAATCGGAATTATACCATACCTTAGAACCTAACGGATAATTTTTTGTTGACGAATATATTCCTACAAAATTAGGATCGTCAAGATGCTTCCAGCTTACGCCGTCAAATTTATAAAGGTAGGCACGACCCATATCGTCTTTAGATCCCGGAGCACCTACTACCATATAATAAGCTTCTTCAACACCACCTAACGTGCTGCCTAAAATTCTTATTTGGTCTCCAACATTATATCTTGTTCCTGCTACATTAACTATAGCATTATATCTACCATCCTCTCTTACAAGATCAAAAATAGCCCCCTGGCCCGGATCGCTAACATCTTCGCCTTGTAGATCATTAAATTGTCTTTCTCCGGCAGTGGCAGTTCCTGACCAAATAATTCCCGACGAAGCAGTGCCTCTATAAGAAAAATTATCAATAGCAGAATTTGTTGTAACTAAATTTACTCGAATGGTAATGTTATGTTCACCGTCTTCGCCGCCGAGTTCGCTACCGGGAATAACTATGACAGACCCCGCTGTGTATCTAATTTTATTTCCGGTCAAATCTAAATCTGCCCATTCTACTGCTGTTTCGGCAAACACAGCACCAGACACCTGTTCCCAGTACTCTTGATTAGTTGGGAATATTGGTAAAGTGTTTTCCCATTTGGAAACATCTGTAGGAACGATCCCAGTGTTTAGTCCAGTAGCTGTATAATATGCTGTAGAGTTAGCTGGATATTTGACTACATCTCCGGGTTGGTATGTTCGGCTAGGATTCCACACCCCTAGATCTATTCTAGTATCTTTGATACAAGCATACAATCTGCCAGAGTATCTTACGATACTTCTTGAGCTATATCCGCTACCAGCACTAGTACGAGTAACCGCGTACCTGTTTCCAGATTTAGTTACTCTAAAAGTAGCTTCTTCGTCAGGCAATATTGAATTAATACCTTTGATATTATTGTAGGTTGCCGATCCAACTATTTCCCCTGTTGACGTGACTGCTGTTACAGTTATGATTAAATCATTAAAAGGAGTAAGACCTAATAAGTTACTACCGGTAATTTTTATTCTGTCACCTATAGCATATCTAGATCCGCCAGTTCTTACTAAAACACTATAGGTATTATTGGTTTTCTGGACATCAAATGTAGCATTAGAACCTGGCAAACTGATATCTGACCCGCTGACGTTTGAAAATCTAGTGTCTTCTAATCCGCTTTCTCCTTGGGCAGATACTTCTAAAATTCCGCCAACACTGTCTATAGAAGCCACTGTTAAGGTTACGTCTCCGCTGGTTCCTTCTATGCCTTCTCTTTTCGATAAACTAATTGTAGACGAAAATTTTTCTCCGTGTGCTGGACGTGGGCTTATTATCGTATGCCTTAATTGATATTGGCTAAAAATTTCATCGTACTCAAATATCTCTAAAGCACCTTGCTGTCTATATCCTTGATTAACATCATACAATCCTATACCTAAGGGGTTAGCAAGATGTTCTGTGGCCGGTTTCCAATCTTGACTATCTATGTTAATTGTTGACCCATCGCCTACAACTGTAGTCTGTGCTTGGTACAATTTACCAGCAAATAACACAGTGTCGCCCGGATTGTATGTTGCACTAGGACTAAAGACTTCTTTATAATTGCTGGGAATATAAGAAACAGTAGGAGACCCTACCATTAGCCATCGTCCATCTTTACTTGTCGCTAATACTTCTCCGTAGGATCCTAAAAATATTGATCTTAAATTTGAATTAGGATTTAATATCTGTAAAGGAATTAATCCTTCCTCGCTCTGGCCGTAGACAACCACTGCTGATTCTCTAATCACTTCTCCAGCAGGCACTACCTGACCAGGATTTGACGAAATAATTTGATTTCTTGCTTCTAAAAATAAAACATCTTTTCCCGAACCGGTAGGGAATGCCACACCATAATTGGCTACATCAACAGGTTTATAAATTCTTTTCTTTTCTAAGACTTCCCACTTGCCTTCTCCATTGTCATCTAACCAAACTCTGGTTCCTTCTTTATAAGCTGCGAATCTGTCAGAAATTAAGTCGCTGTATTGACCTACACGTAAGGTTTCAAAAATAGATATTGTAGCAAAAGAACTTTGATCAATAACTGGTTCCTCATCAAAGCCGGCTATTTCAATGATTATCGTATTAGGATCAACCGCTTTAACTCTCCAAAAACCTTCCAAGTATTTGATATTATTAATTCCTATAATATCATCCACTTTTAATCCGTGTGGTTTATTACATTCTAAAGTAACTGACGTAGTATCAACTACTGCCACTGCTCCTATAATAATATCTGTAATTGTATATCTCAATACAGACCAGCCCGGACTATCAAAAGTCACCCACACCTTAGAACCGTCTTTTAATTCAGTTATATCTAAAGCATATAAGTTAGTTCTAGTTTTTACTACAAAATCTACATCGCCAGAATATACATAACCTGCCGATGATTCGGTCACAGGATAAGATTTTGTTGGAAAAATATATTCTGGACCACCGATAGTAAAATCATTAGATCCTATTAAAATATAATTTTGATAATTTGATTTTGATAACCCTCTACTATCGATGATAACAGGCTGAGGATTTAATCTTATATCCTTTTGATTTAATAATAATTCCAATTCTTTAAATTGAGATGAGCCCCCGAATGTTCCCATTAAGAATGCCCACTCTTCATTCATTTCAATAGCATCTTGATCTAAAGAACTTAGCTTATCAAAAATTTTAGTAATAGAATTTTTTGTTCCCTTTTCCCTAATAAATCCTTGATAAATTCTAAACTGCGTAACTTCGTCCTGAGCTAATTCGTCTAGATATCCACGTTTTTGATATCCAATAGAATGTCTAGCTAATTCTTTTTCAGTATCATCAATTCCTTGATAACCTAATTCATAATAATCTTCAATTTGATTAATCTTATAATCAATATTAGCAACTAAACTAGGTGTAGGAATCGAATCTAATCTTTCCCAATCGTTAAAATTGAAATCGTTAGATCCAGATTGAGAAACTTTAGAGACATAATAATATTCTCTATATTGAACAATGTCTCCTAATTTGTAATCTGTAAATGCCTGCCACGGAGTAATGTCAGCAGAATCGTATATAAAGCCCGGGCTGGTGTAGTCTCCGTCCCAATCAGTAGTCCTAAATCCTACTAATTTCATTCTATCTTGTCTGTATCCCGGACCTTTATCAAATATAACATCTCCAAACATAGTTCTATCGTTGAAGATTGCCACATGTTCTTTTTGTACAAAATTAATTTTAGCAAAATATATTCCGGTAGCCTGTGTATCTAACGGAGTTAAAATAAATTCATTATATCCTCTGTAAACTTGGATATCAGAGGCAGGTATTTTAGTTCCGTCATTTTTAAAAATATTATATTCGTAAAAATTATCTAAAATATTATCTGCTACACTACCGGCATTGACAATTTTTAATAATGTTGCAGCCGGACTTAAAGTTATTAACGCACCCACAGCCCAGTTATGAGAAGTCCAGAACATAAATTCTTGAACTGACAACATCCAGTCGTTAGGAACTAGTAATTCTTTATTGAAATCATCAAAGACAATTCCTTGATCTATTAACCATTCGCTGTAACCTAATATTACATCAACTACTTGTTGTATTGTAGAGAAAAAGGCATTATATGGAATACGCTTTACTAAAAATTTATTAAAGGTGGTCCTTTTTATTGCTGTAACATCATTAACTATCGGTAATGCTGGCAATACTGTAAAATTTTCATTTTGAAAACTATTAGCAGAAACATGATTTGCTGTACAACGATAGTATAATCCTTGATACCGTACCAAGGAGCCTTTGCCATAAAATTTTTCAGCATCCCAATCTACATATTTTTCGCTTATACCGCCCACAGATATAATCGGATCGTCAACCCTAGTGTACGGTTCATATACACTGAAGTACGAATTTAATTTATCGTAGCCAAACAATTTAAAACCGCCGTCAACTTTTTCTATTACTAACCCAGAATAGCTGATAGATTTTGCTACAGAACCAGTATTAAAAATAATTTGAAAATCTTCTGGCGGTATAAAGACTGCTGGAGATTTAGATGTCGGACTCTTACTATCTAAAATGTATCGTTGTCTTGCTTTTTCAACAAATCCGCCTATCTTATGAGATATTCTTACGTCTAAATTGCTTATTGTATTTGACAATAGCGAAATATCTATAGCATTAAATTTTAGATAATTTTGAATGTAAGTAAACAAACCCGATGGGTCACTGTCTACACTAGACGTTAAGGTTTGCTTATCGATAAATGTTCCAGTATCTTTGTCAATTAATTGATCTAATTTGTTTTTTACAATTTTGTTCCTATTAAAATTTGTAGATATAAATTCAAAAGGAGTTAGGAGACACGCGGCTGTAATTATAGAAAACGGGTACAGCGAACTTCTTCTCCAAGAATTTTCAACTGGTCCGTAATCTCCAAATTGAAAATCTTCATTTATTTTATTCAATGAATAATCTATAATCGCAGAAGCGTCTTGCGGTGATAATAAATTTCCATGATCATCTACAGGAATGTAATCTAATAAACCCGGCTTAGCATATCTAGGGTTTGCTCCCGTAGTTGGACCTTGTCTTATAATTCCCTGTTCTAAATCTTCCCATAATAATAGGTTACCTTTGGTATAAGGAGCAGGACCATATTCTTCTTCCCACCATAAGGGCTTTTCGCTAAACCCTAACATCTCCCAGGGGCATGTATGAGGTCTATCAGTATCGTATAAAAATTTGTATATGCCTCTCCAATATTGAGGAAGTTTAAGTTTTTTGTTTCTATCAGTGGCTCTAAAATATGTGTATGTAAAAGGATTTTCGGACTGATAAACTTCATTTTTATAAATGTCAATTCCTAAATTATTAGACCATTTTAAAAAATCTGTCTCTATAACATCGTCTATTGTAGATACATCATATATTGCTTGACCGTGATATCCTTTAAAAAATCTATCAACATCAAAAATTTCTGTATCATATTTTATTTTAAGATTATTATAGATTCTCTTTTCTAATTCCAATATAATATCATCTCTTAAATCACCAAAAGCAATCGTAATACTGCCGTCGTGCCCTTGTATTACTTCTGTAGGTTCTACCAGAGTGTCATCAAGATAAATTCTAGGAGTAAATTTTTTGTACAACCCTAATTTAGTAGGTGTTTCTGGAATAAAATTGTAAGCCGTTGTTAGATATTCTCTAATCTCAATTCTGTCATTTTCGTTTAGATTTACTAATAATTTTACAAATCCAAAGGTAGAATCAAATACATAATCAAACCCATGTAACAATTGGATATCGTTAACATACACGTAGACAGCACGAGATGAATTTGTATCTAAATCAAATTTTTCATTTAAAGCAAAAGTTGTAATGCCTTCATCTTCAACAGTATAATTAATTACTTTATAAGCACCACTACCGATCATGTCCGATGTAGCAAAAGGAAAATCAATAACATTAGATTTAGACATCTTATCTAAAATTTTATCTACAAATTCCACAATACTACGTTGATCAAAATCTAATTCGCTAGCTAGAGTAATAAAATTATTTTTAAACTTTTCGTATTCGTTGGCTGCGTGTCTAATAGACTTTATTAGATTAATATCTTTATCACATAATAATGGAAATGCCAATACTCCTAAACTAGCTCGTTTCATAAATCTAGAACCGTTCTGTCTATAATTCACTATATCTCTGATATTACTAGCTCCCGGAAATTCTCCTTGGAATCCGGTGTCTACTTCAATCATAGTTTTTAAGTGATCATTGGCCTGACCTAGAGTAAATTGTTCTAGGTTTTCATTTAGGGGATTTTTTTCTAAAGAATTAGGAATTTCATAATAACCTAGATTTGGCTCGTCAGTCGTAAAAATTTTTAAGGTTACAGTTTCTCCTGCTTTTAAAGTTTGATTAAAAACAAAAGTTCTTGTATTTGCTACAACTGTGCTGGTAAAACTTGCGTTAATTTTTTTACCATTAATATAAAATAATATATGCTCTGTAGCATTGTTTGACCAAATACACGCCGATGATGTTAATGAACTTGTATCACTTTCTATAACAAAAGTTTCAAGGATAGGTTGTCTTAAATTAGGATTAGTTTTAATCCACCCGTTGAAAAATTCTTCAGTTTGATGATTTTTAAAAAAACCGGACGCTGATAATTTATTAATGGTCTGTCCAGACTGTTGATATAGAAATGAATCTTTTTCGAAATCAACTTCAAATAAAATATCTCCAGAATTATTAATATTCAAATAGGACAACGAGAACCCTAATTCTTTATCTACCGGTCCTTTTCCTATTTTATAGCTAATAAGTTCACTTCCAGCAAAAGTTGATGTTTCGTATTTTTGATTATCGGAAAACGAAACTCCCTCGTCATCAAACAAATCAAATAACGGGAATTGATTTATAGAATTTTTTGTTTGGCTACGTACCCACTGTTCGCCATCATAATGATACATCCTACCTTTGTTTGGCACACTACCCTTAGATATGATTATAGCTTCACCTATAATAGGATCAGTATCGTTGGTTTCAACTAAACTAATTTGGGTTCTATTAATAGTGTTTGTACTAGTTTGAACAGTTATAATCTTTACTTCAAAAATTTTATTCTTAACAAATGGATCAGCGTCATTTAAAAATAAAATTCTATCGCCATCCTCAACTGATTGCCCGTCAATATTATAACCGGCAGATCCTTCTATAGTTGAAAATACATCTTTAGTAAAATCGTCTACCAAATCAACTGTTTTCTTAGGCGTTGACCCATGATTAAACAATTGAATATTTGGAAGGAATTCTATTATAGGACGCTTGGCTCTGCCAGTTTCTGTTAACGACGGCGGTACTCCGTTTATATTAGCAGCATATTCTATAACATCTCTGTGGAACCATCTATTATAACGTGTCCACGGATTTTTATCTTTACTACTTCTATTAATAGTAATATAATCTTTTTGTGTAGGGTATGACGAAGCATCGTCGAAAGGCAAAGTATCGAATCCGCCATCATCAAAAGTAATTTCTATCTCATTGGATATAATAGGAGGAATTTCTAATTCGGCAAAATTTACTAATTTAATAGATTCGCCAACTCCTTCTACTAGCCATAAACTATCATTGTAGATAGCAGGCTGTACTTTACCTACGAATTGTACTTTTAATCCATTGGTAAATTTTATATTATTAGAACTTGTGTAATTTACCTTACCAAGAATTTCTTTTTCAACGTCTATAAAAGAATTTTCTAAAACAGACGCAATTACAAAACTGCCAATACGATTAATATTATTTTCGCTTTGATAATATAATAATTCTGGAGCATCTAACGGAACTTCGAATGTTATAGTACCAACTTCAATTCCGTTATTAGTTACACCTTTATTATAATTTTCTTGATTACCTTTAAGATTTCCGGATCTAATAACAAACGGATCACCGGGACTATTAACATCAAAAATATATGTTTGGCCTCTGTAAAGAGTAAGTTGAGGATTTCTTTTTAATCCGTCTGGATAGAACAACCATTCGTTCTGGCCGTCTGAACGTACACGATAACTAGATATAACATTTTCTGCTTGACCGGCTACTGAGACTGTTTCTGGCCCGACTGGCAACCAATAATATTCTCTATAGTTTATAAACTTGTCCCAATCGATAGGGGGGTTCCAACTATATTGTTCTTGATAAGTTGCTAAATCGTCTCTTTCAGATAAGTTATTAAAAAATTTTAATTGATTTTTTAAATCAACATAGTCATATACTTTCTTTACTTTCTGACCGCTTTCTATTACTACCGCAGGTTCTAGTTGATAAGATGATCTTAAAGATTTTTCTACATCAACATAAATGTCTTGAGAATTAAATGTTTTTCCATAACGACGACCAACAAATCCCGACAATCTTTCTAAAGTACCGGGTTGGACTAACGCATCTAGCGTAGTTGAAAGAAACTTATCATTGGTACTTGTTTTAAAAGCATCAGGAAGTAGATCAACGGTTCTTCTTACTGGTAGTTCACTTTTTTTGAAAATTTTATTTGACATTATTTTGCTGTCCTAGTTACAACCTGACTATTCAAAAGATTTAATTCTGTAGCTGTAATATTATACAATATTTCAATACTATCTACTGTAGCAGCACTTACTAGAATTTCATCTGGCTGGGCTCTTATTTCTGACAAACTTCCATACGCTTGATTTTCCTGCTTAGGCACTAACGCAATATTACTAATATTAGGAGAATTGTTAGAAACAATATAAGTGATTAATTCGCTAGCAAAAAATCTATCGCCAAAATCCCAATTGCCTACATCAAAAAATTCATTGATACTATTAATTATTCTTACTTTGAGGTCGTTATCATTTATAACTCTGTTAGGATTTTTTACAACTTTAAAAATTGCCTGAAATTCTGGGCTTGCCTTGTCCCCAAATAAAGGAAAATATTTTACAGGATGATAAACTATTTCATCGCTGATAGATTTAATTGGTCCAAGTGTAGATCCAAATTGTATGCTTAAACTTTCGGAAGTAGGCTCTGCGGGTTTAGTTGATAATCCGCCAGTGAGCCATAATCGATAGTTGTCATCATAGGACCTGGTTAAAAGATATATGTCAATAATATTGCTAACGCTAGGATCAATTCTTCTATTTTCACTGGCATTATGAATGTATTGAAATTTTAAGTTATCCCTACCAATATATCCTACATAACTAGGTTCTAGAACAAAAGAACGAGTTATAAGATCAACTTTTTTAATTAAATTTTCAGCCCTATCATAAAAATAAATTAATTGATTATGTTCGTAATCATTAACGTTAGCGTTAACTTCTTTGTCTATAATAATAAACTTGTTGTTAACATTTGGAATATAATTAAAGATATCGAATCCGTTTTCATCTTGAACTTGTTGGAAAAACACATATTTGTTATTGATATTAGATCCTACTATTTCATCAAATGAATCAGGATTGTCTATAACTCCGTCGTTGTCGCTATCATAAAATGATATTTTAACAGAATCGGAGCTCTTGTACCCGTCTTGAAATCTCACAGAATCGGCTATCTCAAAAGATATATCATCTTTTAGTGTTTGCTGTCTATCTACTATTGCCAATACTTCTGATACGGAAAATAGAGGATTTACCTGTCTTAAATTTACTATTGCGTTGGCTATTTCTGTATTGCTTAATACAGAACTTAAAGGCGAAGTATTAATAGCCAATACTTTAACTTGGTCTTTAATTACAGTTCTAGCACGACTATCGTATACTTTTTCTCCCCTGTCAAAATAAAATCTATTTTGCAGAATACTAGAAAAAATATATTCCGTGCCTCTTACTCTAACCCTATATTCGTCGCCGTCATAGACAAATGCTACAATCCACGATGTATCAACAGCTTCGTTGCTAGTATTACCAGCTTGTCCTAAATTAAAATCATTTTCTAAATCAATGTTTGTAGAGCTTATTACTTTCCACATACCATCTAATACATCATATCTTAAACCAAATGTTTCGGAACTAAATGTTAGATTTAAAATTTCATTTTCAATATCTGTCGGCAATGTCGTTACAAATTTAGATACTACCTGACTAGGCAAAGATCCTGTAGGAATATTTTCACTGTAGGTTATAGGCCCTTTACCTGAGCTTAGATTTCCCTTTCCGGCATTGGTTCCGTCGCCTATTAATTTAACAACTTTAGTCCATATAAATTTCTTATGGTTAGCATTTGAAGGATCATAATTAACTATTTCTCCGTTATAAAATGCTTTGTCTGCTGAAGGAGGAATAAATTTAATAAGGCTTCCTAGCTCTATATATTTTAAATTACTGCTTGTATAAGATCCGATTTTAATAGGAAATGAATCAAATACGTTTCCAAAATATCCAGTCGATGCGTTTTCCTCTGTGGTAGATTTAATCCACTTAACATTCACGTCGGCTGTAAAAATTTTATCAAAATTTGTAAGATAAAAATTATATGTCTGAAAAGAGCTTAAAGCAGGCTGAACTATATTTCGTATAAAATTTAAAACTGTAGCAGAATTAGTATATTTGAAAGAATAATATCTTTCTTCATCTTTTCTATAAATTAATCCGTCATCGGCAAAAATGTTTATTTTAGAATATTTTCCAGAAGCATCAATGATGTCAAAATTTCTGCTAATGCCGCTGCTAGTTCTATTGATAGCTTTGACTTTTATTACTTCTTGCGAACTTGATAATGGAGCAATATTATAATCTTCTCCAGTAATCATCCTATTTTGAGTGTAGTACACAGCAGGGGCTTTAGATCTAATAGAATCTATAGTTTCTGACGATGACGCATTGTCGACAGTATATTCTAAACTTAAAGTTATCGATAAGCTGTGTTGGGTTCCTCGTTTATTAATGTAAGGAACTGATATAGTGATTGCCTTCATTTCTGAAGGATTTACAACATAACTTTGACCGTTGCTTACTCTATAATAAAATCTAAAAGTTCCTTGAGGCAATTTTCCATACGCACCATCTGAGAATTGTAAATCTACAGCATCGTTGGCCTGTGTAATTACTGAATATACATTTCTTTGATTATTACTTAAACTATTAAAAACAATGTTGTTTCCGGCAACTGATGAAACTTCTGTCCAGACATTTGTAATATTACTTGAACCATCAATAGAATATAACCATACATCATCATTATTAATATTTTGGGTAGTGATAGAAACTATTTCATTTGGGGTTGGGCGAGATATACTAAAATCTGCACTTTCTAATGTTCCTTGTTTAAACATCATAAAGAATCCAGTATTATTACTTGCTGTGCCTTTACCGTCTTGTCTATAAATAAATCCCACTTGTCGGCTCGGAACTGGTGCTTCTTCAAATATAAAATCTCTAGACTCAGCTAGTCCTGTACTAACTAATTCAAACCCCATAGATCTGCCGGCTACAGATTTGCTGAAAGAAAATATTGGCAACCCGGTACTAAAAGAATTGAGTCTATACTGCTCTGTCCTAATTCCGTCTATAATTTTATTTGATTGTTCTTTTCCAAACTCAACGTTTGGTATCATAGCAGCGTTTAAAATTGATATAAATTGTTCATACCAATTAGAGTTTGCTGGATCATTCCATACAATAATTTGATTAGATAGGTTTGTTCCATTGCTGTCGACTAGTCCTTCTGTTGTTGAAACAGATTCAAATTTCAACAACCCTGAAGCAGATTTGTTTCTCCTAGCATTATAAGACAGCATTCTAGCTAGACGCAATACACTTTCTTTTCTATCAGCTAGTTCAATGAAATTTTCTCTACTGTTTAAGTCGATCCTAAATGCTAGACTCTGCCCTAGAAAAGCTATCAGATCTATTAATGCCACGTATTCAGAACTTTCTATAAAATCGTTGAAATCTTCTGGATAATTTTCTTTGATATAGTTAATCATTACCCTGCGAAGATTTTCAAAATCATAACTTTGAAAATCCGCATTACGGAAAGTTTGATAAATTCTAGTCCAGTCTTCAGCTAAAATTAAGTTATTTTGTCTAGTAGTTGTAGTCATCTAATGTGTCCTGTATAATATTTATTTTTTTTAAAATGTACGCATATTATCTCGGAATATCGTTTCGATTAAAAGCAATAAACATTTCTTCTGTAATATCAAATTCTACATACTTAAGATCGGCTTCAATTCTTATTCCTTGCTCGTTAGGAACAACTGCTACACTTTTAACTTCAATTCTAGGATCTGCTCTAAGTATTCTTATAACATCATCCTCTATCATCCTGATATTATTGTCATTCATTGGTTCGTATATCATAGACCAAATTACAGTTCCAAATTCTGGATTTTCCATCTTTTCGCCTTTTTTAATATTAAAGGCGTTCATAATATCTTGTTTAACAAGATCTATATCATATAATTTAAATTTTTGTCGGATAGCTTTACTACTAAATCCTCTGTACGCAATACCTCCGCTGATTCTATCGTCCCCAGTTGATGCCTTGATAGACTCAACTTTTTTTACATTATAAATTTTATTAGACATTTTTATTCCTTATTTTATGTGGCAGGTGGAAGAGCTTGACGAGTTTCTCTATCGGTCTTTTCTAACGCACTCTCTTGAGGATTTACATTTTCATGTTTGTACCATGGCTCGTGCATAGGCATACGTTTCATTATGCTTTGTATCAGATTAAATGATTGATATCTTGTTTGAGCATATTTTTGCGAAGCATCAACTACTTCGTTAGGATGAAGTTTTATTCTTTCTTCTTTTACAATACTCTCTGCCAATGTTGGAGATTCTGCGGGAGTAGCAGGATCACATTTAATTTCTATGCGTTCAGCATATTGTACATGTTTACTACCGCTTAAAAAATGACTGTCAGTTCCTGCTGTCGAAAATATACTTGTACCGGCTGTTAGATGACTATTACCAGCAACTAAGATTTTTTGATCAGCACCGACAGATAATTCTAGGCTTCCCTCTACTGTTTGTAATAATGATCCGTTGAAAACATTTTGTATTTCTCCGCCAACATAATTGTTAACAGTACCGCCAATATATGATGAAAACGCTTTTTCAATATCTTGAGTGTAATTCTTTTCGGCACGGACATTAATATTACGCCCAGCTTCTAAATTAATGTCTCTATCTGCTCTAAAATTAAAATCTCCTTGAGTATGAATACTCACACTATCTGCCGCAAAGATATCAATTTTTCCATTACTAGTTAATTCAATCCAAGATGTTCCTCTTGAATTTCCTATATAAATTAAATCTTCAGAGTTATGTAATAGTATCTGATGACCGGTTCGTGTTCTTACTCTAAAATATTCGCTGATAGGAATCCTAACATCGCCCTTTTCCCCTTTAAGAACATTAGCATATTCTGGAGGACCTTCTGCTGCTGGCGTCTTTCTTACAAATCTGTCGTCCCCGTCATCCATAACAAATTGTGTGCCGCCCACTCTGCTTACTGGTATAGGTTTAGTCTTATCATCGGAAGTTCCGGTAGGCATTCTTTTAGCACCCGGACGCTTGTCTAAAGGCCCCGGAGTTGATATACCAAACACAGACGGTGTTTGATTTCTTCGCATAGTAGATGAAGTTCTACCGCGTATATCGTCTTCGATTAGTCCCTGTTCTAACATAAATCCTGCTATAGGGTGAACAGGCTTTTTAGTTTCGTCGGGGCTTTCTTTTCTTTGTATTGCCCTATTGTATTCTGCTACAGGAAGCGGAATATTTCCAAAATCTTCTTTTTGGCTCGGTGAGAGATCGACTGCCGACGAAGCGGCTATAGCGGGGACCATATTGTTCATATAAGTATCAGGAACACAGCCTACCCAAAATCCTTTGCCAGTTTCTGATTCAAATACACACAACACAGTTACTCCAATATCTGGCGGAATAAAACTCATCCCGTAAGATTTTTGTGTGTCATTGAATGCGTTTTCGTTGCCGGTGTTAGAGCCGTTAAAAACATAATTTGTAGAGCCAAAAAATGGAGGACAATAATATACATCTACTGTTTGACCTTCTAGACCTATTGGATCAGAATCCGTAGTAACTAGAGTAACCGTTAGTCTCCCCATAAAATTTGGATCTTTATGAGCGACTACTTTGGCTAAACGGATTCCTAGCGATCTCTGTTCTTGATATCGTTCTTCATTTAATCTATGCGTCTGTGCCATTATTATTTCCTAGTTTGCTAATTAATCTGTTTTGTTCTCTACGGCATCTAAAGCATCTCGTATTTCAGGGGTAACCTCGATTTTTTGAACGTTAGGGCCGGTTTTCTTAAAACCCTCAAATGGAGGTTTATTTGATAAGTCTGAAGCTCTCCATTGATTAGTAATTTCAATTGTATCTGAGGGTACTGGGAATGTCTCTACCTTCACGGTAGCTGATTCGGTAACAGTTACGTTGCCTGTTGTAACGTCAACCTTAGCATTAGGAGCGGCCGCAGGTGAGGCAGATACTTCTGGAGCGTTTATGATAGCCGGAGCGGCTGATGCTGCTGCTGTGGTTGCTTTTACCTGAGCCCTATTAGGATCAGGAGTAGGTGATAGTCCTGGACTTTGTAAGAATGGATCTGATTTCTGATTAATTAATTCTTCAGGTTGTTGTCCTCGATCTCTAAATAAATTTAATTCTTGTGTAAAAACGCCATCAACAAATTTACTTTTAACTGTTCTGATTCTAAACAAGCCGCTGTAAGGACTATCTGTAAAACCAGCTGCTGGAAATAGGAACAGCGACCTTCCAGTACGAGGAGCATCAATTGGACTTTTAAATCTTAGATAAAGTCGAATTTCAACTTCTTCGCTGGCCATCGTTCCGTCACTATTGATCTGGGCACCTGCTGCTACTGGTGCTACATTGTCTATAAAAACTCCAGATTTAGTTAGATAGTATGGGTCACCTAGTATAGTGAGATCTAACATTATCATTTCTGTATCTAACAACATGGCCTGTTCAAAGGCCCTGGCTACTCTTATTTCTGCTGTATCTTTGGTGCCTCCGCCCTGTGGAGCACTATAAGATGATCTTTTATCTCTTAACATTCTTCCTGCATGGGTTTCTAAAGTTAACCCTTTGACATTAGTGCCAGGTTCGTTTCCTCCTATGTCTTCAGGTTTGATAGTTTTTCCGTCGCTGTCGATGGCTCCTCGTTGACTATTATATCCTTGAGCTGACATAGCAGTATAAAAAGTATTGTCAAATTTTAGTTCCCAACGAATAATATCATCATTTTGTCCGGTGTACAGATAATCATATTTCTTTTTAATTTGGGCAGGGATATCGTCGGGGGCGAATCCTTTGGTTTCGTCTGAAGGCAGTTTCCAATTTGAATGATGAGCTCTGTAAGGCCTAATATAATATTCTATGTCGTATGCCGGTCTGTTTTGCACAGTATCTAACTGAAATTTTTGACCTTTATATTTTAATTTTGCTGAAGGCCTGTACCAAACAACATAACCATCCTTTGGAATATTTTTTAGAGCATTAACACAGTACTCAGAAGTTTTCATTATTTCTTTAATAATGTCTTCAATTTTTCGAGGGCGACCTTCTAAGGCAGGAAAAGAAAAACTTCGTTTTCCTCCTTGTTTTTGATTCCTATCTTCAGATTCGTTTTTAACATTAGTACTGTTTGATCCACGCTCGGCAGGTTGTCCGTCTGCGTTAACAAATTTAGATTTTAAAATTTTATCTGGTTCGGCTCCGGATACTATAATTTTATACGTATCCTCATTAAGTATTAATTTACTGTCTTTTAATTTTAGTTGTGCCTCGTTTAGTTTTTTAGTTAAATCCGCAAGAACTTCTCCAACAGTGCTGCCTTCAACTGTTATACTACCTTCCACACTTCCATATACATTATTAAATGCTTCAAGATTAAAATCTAAACATCTCACAGTATACTTGCTGCCGCCTTCGTTAGACGTGAACTGTATTTGTTGTAATTTTATTGGATAATCTCTAGTTGTACCTGGGATTATCTGTTGTTTAAAAGTATTAGGCGTATATCCAAGAAATTCTATCCTTAATAACCAAGCACATTCTACATAATTTGTATATCCGGATTTGATAGCAGCGGTTTGTAAACTCTGCATGAATAGGCCTAAGCTATAAGGCTCATGAACATCAAAATTTATAGTAAGGTTGCCGGAGAGACCAGATATTTTTGTCGGGGTAGCAAACGTGTAAATTTCAACGTTGTTGATAAAATATTCAGGCGAACCATAAAAAGTAGTAACCCGCTCAGCATCATATCGCCCAGCAGATGATAGCACTACATTTTGTAAAGCAGTACCAAACGTTCCGTTAGATTGCAAAGAATCTAAATTTGTTGGTGTTAATGGTGCTAAGGTAAAAACAGGAGTAACATTAGTATAATATTTTAAAATATTATCTTCAACATTGGCAAATTCTTTAGCAGGACTACCGCTGTCTAGTTCTTTTCTTAAGTCAACTATTGCCCGGTCTGGCAACGTGCCCCCCACTACAGCATTTAGGGGCGAAGCAGTAGCAGGTGTAACTTGATCAGCCATCTTATATTCCTAGATAATTCATTAGATTATTTTTTTGAGGTATTTTTATTTCTAATCCCGGTTCAAAATCATATATGGGATCTTTGATAATAGACATGTTTCTTTGTACAAATACCCACCACAGCTTAGGTGTTCCATAAAGATCGTAAGCCAGTAGATCTGGCCTATGTTTATATTTTGTATCTATGATGTAGGTAAAATCAGTGTCGCTAGACGGTACTGGTCTAATCTTTAAGATGTCTAGGTAAAGAGAATTTTGTCTAGTCTTAAACCAAGGTGATGTATTTTTATAGTTGGCCATTATTAAAATCCTGTTAATCTGCCTGCTGAGTAATCAGCAAGATTAAATTCTCTTCGTGTTTGTTCTCTATTGTACATAGGGCTAAGAATAACTGTTATAGTACTGTGCATTGGAACACTGTTGTTTCCGCCTGCTCCAGCCTGTACCAATGACGGAACTGTTAGATACTGCACGTTATCTTTAAGGTCTACCTGAAAAGATTTAACTACCACTGGCAGAGAAGGCAACATTTCTGGCCCGTAGCCAGTTAACGTACACACCACTGGCGGAAATCCGGCAGGGACTGATTTACCATAAAACATTTTAGTAGCGGAACGCAGGAAATGATTTGCTGCTAACCAGTATTGCCCTTCGGCAGCATTTTGTACTGTAAATTCACCTTGTATAGTTATATCTTCGATCTGACTATTTTTATATGCTTGAAAAGGAAAATTTGAATGAACTATTCCTTCAGTGCCTGTATAATTAGCTTTGTATGTTAGAGAAATATTTGGGGTATAGGGAAATAGTAAACCTCCGGTTTCTATTAACCGTTTAAAGTATGGATTTCCTGAATTGCCGTTAAAAACAGTAAAATCAGTATTCAACCGTATACGAGAGTCGCCGAGAACACTGCGTCTAGTTGTATTTCTTTCACCGAGATCAACCGCAGAAGACCACAGGTTTAGGGTTGGTACAGAGGTAGTTGTTAATCGGTTATACGATAAGGCACCGAAATCAAACTTTAGATCTTTAACATTTTCATACGCAGATTTTCCAGATGATATTAGAGCAGCTGCCGTTCCTAGGATTCCTAAAGCCTTATCTAATCCGCTAAAATCAGGAATGTTGAATCCCTTAGGCCTATTGTTATAACTATTACTACCGCCCGGGGCGGCATAAGCACTTACCGCCTGATCGGCAGCATTCTGGGGAGTATCGCTACGGCCGCCTCTATTTGGCCCCGATGACTTCTCCGGAACTGACTTCACAACGACCGCTACTCCGCCGATAGTAGTTTCCGTGTTTAATGGTAATGGCATAAATTGGTATCCTTTAGACTATTTATTTTCTTAAAAATGTGCTATTATTATATTTCCAGAGGAATCAATAGATGACGATAATACAACCACCAAAAGTAAAGTACTTAACAAACAAGGATTTACTAGCAGAAATACACAGAAGTAAAAATACATTTTGTTTTTATACCAGTCCAGAATATTCAGATTATGATCTAATAATACCCAATCTTGACAAACTAAATGTAAGAACCGTAGCAGAAGCCAAAAGAAATAGGGCCGCCAAAGAAAGCAAGAAGGCACACGAAATAGCACAACAGACTAATAAAAAAGCATCTGCTAAAGATTCAGAAATAGATTATAAAAAAATTAACAAACACGATCTTGTGTTTAGGATCATGACCTTTGATCATATACCCTTAGCACCGGGTCGTAAAAAGACAGTTAAATCTAGAGCAGACAGCCATGAAAAGGTTAACTTTCCGCCGTTCCAGCACTGGAAATATGACGAGAATAACAATCTTATATGTGTTGGAAAAAGTCATTGGAAGGGAGGCATTGACTCCGGAGAGTTCTGTAAGGATCACGGTCAGATGACCAATGACCTAGCCCGTATGTTTATCAAACTCTGCGAACGCTATGCCACCCGCGGTAACGTTCGTGGTTATACCTATAACGATGAGATGAAAGGGCAGGCTATTCTACAACTAACTCAGATAGGACTACAATTCGATGAAAGTAAATCTAATAATCCTTTTGCTTATTATACCGCTGCTGTTACTAACTCATTCGTTAGAATTATCAACATTGAGAAACGCAATCAAAACATTCGAGACGACATTCTTGAAATGAATGGAATGAATCCTAGTTGGACTAGACAGAACAGTGGCGGGGGGGGCGGCGTTGCTGCTCCTGGTCCAGTTACCACCGAAGGCGGTGATTGGGATTGATCTTTTATAACAAAAATAGTATAATAACTTTATGAGTCTATTCAAAAAAGCAGCGTGTTTTACAGATATACATTTTGGATTAAAATCGGGCAGTCGAACGCATAACGCCGATTGTGAAGGATTTGTCAAATGGTTTTGCGACACTGCCAAGGACGAAGGTTGCGAAACTGCTATATTTTTAGGCGACTGGCATCACAATCGTGCGACCACTGATGTTAGTACCATGAACTATACCGTTTCGAATCTAGAACGACTAAGTCAAAACTTTGAAAAAGTATATTTTATTCTAGGAAACCACGATCTATTTTATAAAGACAAACGTGAAATTAACTCTATAGAGTTTATGAGATTGTTTCCTAATGTAGTACCCATTAGAGATCCATTTACCGAAGGCGATGTTACTATTCTACCGTGGCTAGTGGGCGACGAATGGCAACGGGTTCCTAAGATCAAGAGTCGTTATATTTTTGGACACCTCGAGCTTCCAAATTTCTACATGAATGCTATGGTACAGATGCCTGACCATGGACAACTACAGAGCACACATTTTGTAAATCAAGAATATGTATTCTCTGGACACTTCCATAAGCGTCAAACCAGCAGGAACATCACTTACATTGGTAATGCCTTTCCGCATAATTATGCCGATGCCGGTGATGACGATAGAGGCATGATGATGTTAGAATGGGGCAGCAAGCCCGAATATCGTGTTTGGCCTAATCAGCCTACATTTAGAACCTACAAGTTGAGCCAAATTATAGATAGCCCGGATTCTTTGCTTAAAGAAAAAATGCACTGTAGAGTCACTATAGATCTACCTATCACATTTGAAGAGGCTAACTTTATCAAAGAACAGTTTATACCTCAGTATAATCTTAGAGAACTTATGCTTATACCCGAAAAAGTAGAGGTAGAAAGCAATGCTGTGGCCATAGACGTTAATTTTGAATCTGTTGATACTATCGTAATGAATCAGATCGATGCTATCGAAAGCGATTCCTACGACAAAAAATTATTGTTGGACATTTACAGAGACTTATGATTAAAATAAAAAATCTTACTGTTAAAAATTTTATGAGTGTGGGGAATCAAACCCAAGCTATTGATTTTGACCGCGGGCAATTAACTTTGGTGTTAGGTGAAAATTTAGACCTAGGTGGTGATGACAGCGGTGCTCGTAACGGCACTGGTAAAACTACAATCATCAACGGACTGAGCTATGCTATCTACGGCAATGCTTTGACCAATATTAAGAAAGACAACCTTGTTAATAAAATCAACGGCAAGGGAATGTTAGCCACCGTGACTTTCGAAAAAGACGGTATCGAGTATCATATCGAACGCGGACGTAAGCCTAACTTATTAAAGTTTAGTGTCAACGGCCAAGAACAAGAGCTAGATGATCTAGACGAAAGTCAAGGCGATTCTAGAGAGACACAAAAAGCCATCGAAGAAATGTTTGGAATGACGCACGAAATGTTCAAACACCTTGTGGCTTTGAATACCTACACCGAGCCATTCTTATCAATGAAGGCTGCTGATCAACGATCAATTATTGAGCAGCTCTTAGGTATCACGCTGCTCAGCGAGAAAGCAGAAAATCTCAAAGAACAAGTCAAGCAGACTAAAGATGCTATTGCTACAGAAAACACAAGGATAGAGACTATTAAGATCTCTAACGAAAAAATACAACAAAGTATTGAAAGTTTAGAACGTAAACAAAAACTCTGGGAAGATCAAAAAGAAAAGGCTTTAGAGAACCTTAGAAAAAGTATCGATATATTAGGTACTATTGATATCGATCAGGAAATTATTAACCAACGTGCTCTGATAGAGTGGAACAAAAACAAAAAAGAACACGATAATCTAACTGCGATGATCGCAAAACAGGTTACTACTTTTGAAAAAGAACAAAAAACACTAGACAAACTAGAAAAAGAATTAAGTCTATTAGCCGATCATAAATGTCATAGCTGTGGACAAGACTTACATGACGAAAAACATGAAAGTATGGTGTCTACTAAAACCAAACAATTAGAAGATAGTGCTAATTCTGTTAATGAACACCAAAAAGAGTTAGATACCCTTAGAGAAGCACTGGTGTTACTAGGCGAACTTAATGCTTGTCCGCAGGTAAGTTATGATAATCTCGAAGAAGCTCTAAATCATAAAAACACATTATCTGGTTTAGAAAAAGATATCACTATCAAAGAAGCAGAAACCAATCCGTATGCTGAACAGATTGATGATTTAAAAAATACCGCAGTACAAGAAATAGACTGGGAAGCAGTTAATGAGTTAACAAAACTCAAGGATCATCAAGAGTTTCTATACAAATTGTTGACTAACAAAGACAGTTTTGTACGCAAACGTATTATTGATCAAAATCTAGCGTTCTTGAATCAGCGGTTAACTTATTATCTGGACAAGATCGGCTTGCCACACATAGTAGAATTCCAAAACGACCTATCAGTGATCATTACACAGCTAGGACAAGACCTAGATTTTGATAACTTGAGCCGTGGAGAGCGTAATAGACTGATATTAAGTCTAAGTTGGGCATTCCGTGATGTGTGGGAAAACCTATATCAGCCAATTAATCTGTTGTTCATTGACGAATTAGTAGACAGCGGCATGGATTCTAGCGGTGTTGAGAGTTCTATCGCAGTATTGAAACGCATGACACGTGAACGCAATAAGAATGTGTTCTTAATATCGCATAGAGACGACCTAACCAGCAGGGTGAATCATGTGCTAAAAGTAATAAAAGAAAACGGTTTTACCAGTTATTCGAATGATGTGGAGATCGTAGCTTGAGCACAGATGCTCACGATCGTATGATCAAGGCATTCCAAGAGTACTTTAAGTGGCAGGACCGCTTTGAGTACAAAGGATCTGACGAGGCAGGAATAAAGGCAAGATATTGGCTATCAGAAATACGCAACGAGGCAAGTGTTAGGCGTGTAGAAATACAAGAAAAAAGGCAACAACGTAAAGCAGCCAGAAAAGGCATGTTAGGCAGACCCCCAAAAATAACTAAGTGAGTGCTGTGGACATACCAAAATCAACCCGTAGAAGAAATTCCCGAAGGCTATATTGGCTTTGTTTATCTCATCACGAATCTCAAAACCGGACAGAAGTACATAGGCAAGAAATTAGCTCAATTCAAACGTACTAAACCACCCCTTAAAGGCAAAAAACTTAAAAGAAGATCAGTAGTAGAAAGCGATTGGCGTGACTACTTTGGTTCTTCTGATAGGCTCAACGCAGACGTCCAAGCATTAGGTCCGGAAAACTTCACTAGAGAAATACTTTACTACTGTAAATCCAAGGCAGAAATGTCATATCTAGAGGCTAGAGAGCAGTTTGAACGCAGAGTTTTAGAAACAGATGACTATTATAATGGCATTATAAACGTCAGAGTTGGCGGATCAAACATACTTAGACAGCGTCTAGAAGAACATAAAAAGGCAAAATAAGAACCATTTTTTAATAATGACCAAGCTAAACTGGAATAGAAACCCCGTTAATAGTGTGTTAAATTCAGATTATTATCGTAATCCAAAGCAAGGTTTTGATCAAAAATGGCATAGTCAGCGGGCAAAACTACAAGATCATTTAGGCGTTCACAAAGATCATCATTGGGAAATCATCAATAAACCGACAGGTCCACACGCAGGCAAAGTAATCTGTAATAGTTGCGGAGGCAAATTTATTACTTGGTTACCAAAAGGCTACATTTCATCTAACACTTAAGGTTGGCGGGCCAGTTTGTAATACCGCTGTGAAAGGGCCGCGTAAGAAACGGCACACGAAACATAGTAAGGCACTCCCCTGGAGGAATTCCAGTATCCTGAAAAATCGGAAGTGAGTCAGAGGGTTCGAACCATATGCCCGACGCATTGCTATAGTATGATTGTTAGCATACGAAAAACCGTGCTATAAAAACTTAGACACTAGGAACGAGGTCTAAGACGCTTAAAATTAAGCGAGTCGACGTAGGTTGGGAAAGGTCAGAGCCCATTAGCATACGGTAAAAACACCTACTTCCAATGTCTTGGCTGTTGCAACTCGGATAATGCCCAAGCAAAGACGGAACCATGTAGATAGGTTCCGTCTGACTGAAACAATCTGGATAATAGTTAAAACTGCTTCGCAGTTAACTCTAAAAAAAATGTGTCTGAGCGTTAGCGATAGACACGAGTGAGCATCGCTCACTCCTAAACATATAAATAACTCTATAAGTTCTTAGGACACTTTTAAATGAAAATCACTGATATATTATCTCAAAAACAACAACAACAGGTATCTGAAGCACCTGTAGGTATGTTAAAAAGGGCTGGTCTAGGTATTGCTTCTAAGTTTGGAAGTAGTACTGCTAAAGGTGCTCTTGACATGGCCAAATACGCCAACGGTCTTAGAAAACAATTTGACTTTTATCTAGGTCAAACAGATCAAAAGCCTAATTCAGATGCGTTAATTGCCTTTTTAAAATCAAATGGTTTTCCTACTGCAGGAGCTGAAGCAGCATTAAAACAAGCAGCTATGGCGTCAGGTGGGGCAGCAACCGGAGATATTGCCAAAGAACTTGGAGCGGATAAAATTGAGCCCACTGGTACTATAGAGGTACCTCCTGGTCCGGACAGCGACGCTGCCCCAGAAACTCCAGCTGAGCCTGGCAGTCCTGAGGCACCGGCTGATTCTGCTGCTCCAGAAACTCCAGCTGAACCAGAGGCACCGGCAGCAAGTGAAGTTCCTCCTAAAGAAAAAAAGAAAAAACCAGCTGAGGGAATTGGTGAATTGTCACGCATCGCTCAATTAGCGGGATTACGATATAACCCAGTTAGTGAAACAATCATTGACGAAGTAGAACTTAAGAATTCAACTGTAGATAGTATTATCAAAGCAGCAGTTACTGATATCCTTAAAGCCAAAATGGGACAACAACTTGATGCGGTTATCGGTGGTCAAGGTGCTTCGGCCCAAGATATTAGTAAAGCAGGCGGCGATGCCGGTGATGATGATGGTAGCAGCGGTATAGGATCATCATTCATTCGCGGAGTTAAACAGGGCATGTCTGGTGGCGAGGAGCCAACTAAAACCAAGGGCAGTCTTAACTACGGTAAACTATCAGAATTACTTCCAGGTATTGATGCTAATCAATTAAGAAAATCGGTTACTAGCTATATGGCTGGGAATCCATTAACTAGAGAGCAAATGAATGTGATGTCTAATGCTTTTGGAGAATTGGTTAAGATGGATCCTGCTCAGACTGCTAAGGCACTTCAGTTATTAAAAGCTGTACGTGCTGGTTAAAAGAACGGTAGTCCAGAACTCTTAGTAATATCCATGTTGTCCTTGACAATCTCAAGGACTAACTCTCTTTCGTCCCAACTGAGGTTCATGGCTTCGGCAAACGACAATCCGCCACGCATATACCAAACTGAACGCATAGCTTCTAGTTTGATCTGCTTTGCCTGTTCATCAAGGGCTTTCGACTCGGCTAATACCTCGGGGATACTTAACGTCGAAAGCCGTTGCCGAAAAAATCCGATTGGTCCATAGTAAGCTCAACATCCCATTCATGCTCGCATTTTTGACATTTGCTATGGAAGCTGCTAAGATTTCCAGTTTCTCTAGTCTTGCTTACTGCTGTGTTAATCTGTTCAAACACAGACTTGTCGGTCTTTTGTAAAAATTCTTTTATAAACGCAGGATCCTCAGTCATACCCGCAGAACTTTCAATCCTTGTAATACAGTTTACAGCAGTGTCTATGGTTAAATCGGTTAATTTAATAAAACTTTCTTGGAAAATTCTTAATTTTTCTTGCTCTTCAATTGTGTCATCGTTGATTACTTGAAAAATTCGCTGATGCTCAAATGCCTTTAAAGCAGTTTTAGTAATTTCTTCGTAAGTCATAGGACGCAGATACACAATCATGTCTGAACCAATTTCAACTTTGGTATCAAAATTAATTTTGTTTAATCTATCTAACACATCACGTAGATCAACCATAGAGTCGTTAAGATTTTCACATTGGGGGCATCTAACAGAAACTTCCATCTCTTCGCCGTATGTAGCAATCCTAATTGCTGATAATACAGCATCAACATCGAGACTTGGAATTTTCCAAGGATCTAAAATGTTGGGGATGCAGCTGCTGATAACTTCTCTAGTTGCTACTCCGTTCATCAATGCGTCTGGAGTTTTAAATAACAATTCATCCCTGGCCGTCATGGCGAACACAGGATATTCGTTGTTAGTGGTCTTTTTTAACGACCCTTCCGGATAAAATTCACCTTTTGACGGCAGAGAAACATAGATCTTTGGTTGTCTAAAAAACGCCGCTAGAGGATTAACTGCTGGAGCAGCATTTTGTTGAGACTGAAACTTACTTGGATCAAAATCTGGCATGTTTTTCCACCTATAAATAAACGTAGCAAGATATTTATATACGCAGATTTTCTGGTATTATAATCCTGGACACTTAAATGGCAAAAACTACAGTAGAAATCCTAGGCGGAGAACTAGACGGTACAGTACTAAACAACATAGCTAGCGAAGCTACTATGCGTGAACTACTGGCCGCAATTAAATCAGAATCTAAATCTTCCGGTGGCGGTGGTGGCGGATCTGGCAAGGCAAAAAATCCAGCTAAAAATCTAGATGTAATGTCAAAATTAGCCAACGGTCTAGGTAATCAGATTGGCAATGTAATAGGTGCCGTGGGCAGTATGGGAGCAATGTTGCTAACAGGCAACACCAAGATGAGTTCTTATACCAAAACATTAAATGATCAAGTTATTGCTAAATTGCCTATCGTTGGGGGCCTGTTAGGTGGACTAGGTGGAATAATCAGTGACAGCATTGAAGTGTTTGAAGATTGGAATGACAGTTTAAAAACAGGCACTCAAACTGGAGCAACATTTGGTAACAGTATCCTTAGAGCTTCAAAAGCAGCAACGGCTGCGGCTATGGATATTGATTCGTATATGAAAATGATTTCTAGCAACTCATCAGTGATGCTGAACCTAGGAAAAACAGTTACTGAAGGTGCTGAAAGATTTAGTAAAATATCTAGACTACTGAATAGGGATGGCGGCAAAGCAACACAAACTCTAAGACAAATGGGTATGAATGCTAGGAATGTTAATGAAGGATTGATTAGCTATATTGATATTATGGGCGGAGGATTACTTAAAGATAAACGTTCAGATGACGATGTCGCAGAAAGTTATGAAAAGTTTCAACTCAACATAATGAGATTGACTTCATTGACAGGAAAAAGTGTAAAAAAATTAGAAGAAGAAATGGCTGTAGCAACTAAAGACGTTGTGTTTAAAATGGCTTTACAAAAATTAGATGAAAAAGAACGAACTAAGTTGCTTAACACATTAGCCAATTACACTGCTATGTATGGCCAGTCTGGTGCTGAACTGTATAAATCATTGTATCTTCAAATGCCGCCAGGCGATGAAGGTGCTAGAAACTTAATGGTATTACAACCGCAATTAGTTAGGGCTATGAAAGATTCTATTAACACTGCGTTAGATACCAATGTTACTGTAGATAAGATGTCTAGTAGAATAGAAGATGATATTATTTCAGTGATGTTAAAATCTGCTAAATCAGCATCTGGTTTAGAAGGACTATTAGCTGCTGCTGGTGCCAGTTACGGAGATGCAAAATCTCTTACCGCTGCTATAAATCCTATTCTAAATCAATTGGTAAAATACGGAGATGTGTCTAAGTTAACTGAAAAAGATCTTCGCGACATGTTTAAGAAAGCCAGAGAAGAACAAAAAGCTAGAGACGCAATTACTAAATTTCTAAATGATTTTGAAATGGCGATGCAGGATTTAAAATTTCAGCTAATGGAGTTTTTATATCCATTGTTAGATGATCTAGGAAAATTTTTAGAAAGACAAGATCTTCCGGGTAAAGTAAGACAGTTTGGTACCTGGATCAAAGACAGTGTTGAAAAGTATCTGCCTGATGTGATAACATTTTTCAAATATCTAGGAGATGAAAACGGCAGAGACTTTATCTGGAACGAAGTAACATATTTCTTTGATCGTATGGGCATTAATTTTATGTACCATGCTAAAACCATGTTTGATAAAGATAAGATGGGCGATTTTGCTGTAGATAGAGATAACGCATTAGCAAAAGCTCTAGAAGATCACGAACAGAGACAAAATATACTTCGTCCAAAGTTACCAGAAAGATATACACCACAATCAGAAAGAGGGGCAGCAGTACCAAATAAGAGTGGTAGGGCAAGCTCAATAACCGAAACCGGTAAAAAAGATCAAGGTGTAATAGCTGCTTCAGATAAAATAGTTGCTGAATTAAAAGATAAACTAGCTATTTTTAATCCCGTAGGAAAAGGAGCAGCTTTATCAATAAACAGCGAATTTGGTAATATACGTCAATATCGCGATGATAATGGTAACGTGATGCGTGAAACTGCACATCCAGGTTTAGATGTAAAGGCGGATAAAGCAAAAATAAGAGCCGGCATAGACGGAAAAATTTTATACGGACATGAACCGGGTTACGGATACTATGCAAAAATTTTAGGTGCCGACGGTGTTGAATTACTTTACGGTCATTTACACCAAAACGACACACAAGAACAATTTACTAGAAAACTACATGGCGGTACAGTAACGGCTGGCACAGAGATAGGAATATCAGGAGGCGGCAAGGGCGATCCGGGAGCAGGAACTTCTACAGGTCGACATCTACATTTAGAAGCTAGACGCAACGGAGTAAGATTTGATCCTACATCGTTAATAAAGCCAGGTATGAGTACAGGAACTTTAGGAACTTATGGTAGTTTGTTTAAAGATTTTGGATCAGCCACAGATGTTATGTTAGAAGGTACAAAAGCTGTTATGACTCCTGAGCAAATGAATAATGTTATGACAGGTGCTGGCAATATAGCCACTAGAGAATTGTTGGAATCTATAGATGTAAATTTTGCAAGATTAGAATTGTTAATGAGAGAGCGTACTAATCTATCAAGATCTCAACTTTCTTATATAGAAAATAATAAAATGACAATAGCATAATGGCCAAAAATACTGTAGAATACTTTAGTTCAAAATTAGGTAGCGGCGTAATCAACAATGCTGCGTCTGAAGCCACGCTTCAAGAAATTGTTAGATATTATAAAGACAACTCTAACAACAACAGAGGAGGCGATGATGACGTAGCTGACGAAGCAGGTGCTGCTGGCACATCACTTAAATTACTAAAAAAAGGGTTTACTACATTAACTGCCGGACTATCAAATACAGTCAGTGCTGGTAAGAATTTTATCTCTATGATAGCTAGGGGTGAAGATAAACTCAGTGCTTACGGAAAATTTATACAAGATGATTTAATTAAAAAACTTCCAGTAGTAGGAGACACCTTGGGTGATCTTGCCGGCATTGTAACAGAAACTATAGTGGCTTTAGAATCTTGGAACGACGGGCTGCGAGAAGCAAACAAGCACGGAGCAACATTTAATTATAGTATTTTTAAATTTAAAGAAACTGCTTTAGATATGGGATTGTCTACTGACGAGCTTGTGTCGTTGGTTGGAAGTAACGCAGAAACGTTGGTATCTTTAGGCGGAGGTACGATGACTACCGGTATAGATAATCTACGAAAATTATCTGCTGCTATGTTTATGGATTCTGATAAAGTATCGGATATATTAGACCGATGGGGATATAACACATATCAACAAAATGATTTACTATTAGAATTCTATGCCGCAACTAGAAGAGGAAAAGCTGTAACAGAAAAAAATCTTAACAGCACCAGCAACGAATTTTTACAATATGCTAGTCAAATTGATGCTTTTCAAAAAATAACAGGTATGGGCAAGGAGCAGCGTCAAGAAGCCGCAGCAGCAGCTAATCAAGATATATCATATAAACTAAAAGTTGGAAAATTACTGCCTGCTCAGCAGGCTAGGATGGAAACAGCTTTACAGAGTTTTTCTATGGTGTTTGGTGCTCAGGGAGCAGAACTATTTAAATCTAGAGAATTGGGTGTTCAGTCTATCAATGATACTGTAATAGCATTACAGTATGCGTTAGGGCCAAGTTTTGAAAGGTCTATGGACACTATTATTAAAATGGCTAAAGATACTAGTGTTAGTCCTAAAGTATTTGAAGATTATGTTAATAATACCATAGGTAGTCAATTAGCTAATTCTAAAGAAGCTATGAGAGAATTAGAAGGCATAATAAAAGGTTCGGTGTCGGGAAATGAAAGTTCTAAAAAACTAGTTAAGGCTCTCACACCAGCAATGGAATTTATGATTAAACAAGGCGGTCTAAGCAAAAACATGCAAAGTCAATTTGTTAAGATGGTTGAAGCCGCTAAAAAAGAACAAGGTAAAACAGATGCGTTTACAGACACTCTAAGAAAATTTCAAAGATCGGTATATCGTGTCTATCGGGCGTTATTAAAAGGATTCTTTCCCGTTATGAAAGATCTGGCTAAAGAATTTAAAATAGCTATGGTGCCCGATCAACTGAGAGCGTTTAACAAATATCTAATACAATTAGCTAATGATGCTTTACCATATGTAAAAAACTTTTTTGCAAATCTCACAGATGATGACACGCTTGTATACATGAAAAATATATTTGAAGGCATGTTTGAAGCGGCTATTATATATTTTCATATGTACATGCGAAAAGCAATATATTCAACATTTAATGTTGAAGGTGCAGCAAAGTGGCTGGCAAAAATAGGAATCGGCCCAGACCTTGATCGGATGGCAGCAGCAGCTGAAGCTAAACTTGGCTTTGCCAAAGAAAGTGGAAGACAGATATTTTTGCCTAAAGAAGAAAGAAGGATGCCGGTGAATCCGGAAGATGAAAAAGTTGTTATAGATGGTAAAACATATTATATTAGAGATTTATTAAGAGGCTCAGATGGACGTTTTAGATCTTACGGAAGCGTTTATGAAGGAGGTAGCGGCAGTGAAGTTACAAATGCTGCTCTTACCGCAGCAATTCTAGCACTTCGAGAACGTAAAGCACAGGCGGGTGCTTCAATAATTGATGATAGCGATCAATTTGGAGGATTAACACTGTTACAGAGAGAAGCAGTGGCTAATCTTTTAAACAAGAACATACGTGGAATAGGTACTAATCTAAATCCTTTAAGACGAGTAATGTTTGATGCTAAGATGTTTGCCCAAACAAAAGATAGAAATCTCCCTAAAATTCAAAAGATCATGGAGAGAAAAGAGTATGCCGATGAAGTAGAAAGATTACGTAAAGAATATCCTTCAACTTATATGGGTATGAATACTGGTACTCTTGGAACCCTTGGAGGATTGTTTGGAAACTTTAAACGCGGTACAATGGCCACACTTCACGGAAAAGAAGCAGTAGTATCACCAGGACAACTTCAAAATGTGATCAATACAAGTGCTCAGATCTCGATGAGAGATGTAGTAAAACGTTTAAATAGTAATATTAATCGCATGATTGATGTAGCAAAACAAGATGTTGGATTAGAACGTTCTAAACTGTTAGCTATGACCTAAGGTCAAGCACTGGAGAATAAATTGAGTTGGAAAAAATATTTTACGCCTGTACCTGTAGCTAAACAAGCAGGATCCATGAGCCCATTGGGGAATGGTTCTCGACCAGGCCCGGCACGCTCAAACTATTCTAGTTTTTTACCTGATGTATATGCGGGTACTCCAAATCGTGTAGAACGATACATGCAGTATGAAACTATGGACATGGACTCAGAAGTTAATGCTGCCCTAGACATCCTAGCAGAATTCTGTACACAAACTAACAGAGAAAACAACACAGCTTTCCAAATCAATTTCAAAGGACAACCTACAGCTACAGAAGTTAAAATCCTTAAAGATGGATTACAGAAGTGGCATAAGTTCCAACAATTTGAAACACGTATGTTCCGCATTGTGCGTAACGTTTTCAAATACGGTGATTCGTTTTTTATCAGAGATCCGGAAACACAAAAACTCCATTATGTTGATCCTGCTAAACTAGTAAAAATTATAGTCAACGAATCTGAAGGTAAAAAGCCCGAACAGTATGTAGTTCGTGACATGAATTTTAATTTTAGAAATCTAGTAGCAACTTCATTACTGAATAATACAAATAAAACTCCAGCAGGTTCTGCCTCATACGTCAGCGGCGGGTCTTTTGGACGAGGCATGGTAGGCACAGCACCTACACAGACAGGTACTAGGTTCAGTACTACCCAAGAAGAATTAGCTATCGATGCTAAACATATCGTACATTTGAGCTTATCAGAAGGATTAGACAATAACTATCCGTTTGGCAATTCATTATTAGAATCAGTATTCAAAGTCTACAAGCAGAAAGAACTGCTTGAAGACGCTATTATTATCTATCGTGTACAACGTGCTCCAGAACGCAGAGTGTTCTATATTGACGTCGGTAACATGCCAGCACACATGGCCATGAGCTTTGTAGAACGTGTAAAAAACGAAATTAATCAAAGACGCATACCTAGCCAAAGCGGCGGCGGTGCTAATATGATTGATGCTAGTTATAATCCATTAAGCATATCCGAAGATTACTTTTTCCCGCAGACAGCAGAAGGACGAGGATCAAAAGTTGATACTTTACCAGGTGGTACTAATCTAGGCGAGATCGACGACTTACGTTATTTTACTAATAAATTATTCCGTGCATTACGTATTCCTAGCAGCTATCTTCCTACAATGCCCGACGATAGTCAAGCAGCATTCACAGACGGAAAAGTAGGCACAGCCTACATCCAAGAGCTACGTTTTAATGAATACTGTAAACGCCTACAGACAAATTTAATTGAAGAATTTGATCTAGAATTTAAAACATGGTTGATCGATACTGGCATTAATATCGACAACAGTTTATTTGAATTAAAGTTTAATCCTCCGCAAAACTTTGCGGCCTATCGTCAAAGTGAACTTGACAATGCTCGAGTACAGACATTCGCAGCACTGCAAGAAGTTCCTTTTATGAGTAAACGCTTTGCTCTAAAACGCTTCTTAGGCCTAAGTCAAGAAGAAATCACAGAAAACGAGCGTATGTGGAAAGAAGAAAACGGAACGCTGGTATCGGCCGCAATGAATGCAGCAAGCGAAATGAGATCAGTAGGTGTAACACCCGGTGGAATATCAGCAGATATGGATGCACAGGATCAAGAAGCACCAGATGATTTAGCCGCACAAGCTGAAAATCCAGCCCCAGAAGGTGGGGATACAGCTGCAGCAACGCCATCAACTCCGACGGCAATCTAATAAATATTAGAATGAAGCTTCTAGAATTTTTCTATTTTAACGATAAACAAGCTGAGTACGTAGACGACAAACGCTACGAAAATCAGCGTGACAAGTCTGTCCTTGATAAAGATGACACAAGAAAAATGTCTCTCACCCTACGACAGATCAATCAATTAAGAAAACAAAGTGAAGCACACGAGTTTGAGCAGGCTGCGGAACTAGAATTTATACAGCAGATGTATGGACAGCCACCAAACGCAGAAGAACAACCAGCCTAAACGTGTCGCATTTGTGCTAGGCAACGGCCGTAGTAGGCTGCGACTCAATCTCCCAGAACTAAAAAAATACGGAAAAATCTATGGGTGTAATGCTCTATATAGAGAGTATGAGCCGGATTATCTTGTGGCTGTGGACGAAAAAATGGTAAGAGAAATTGCTAATTCTCGTTGGCAATTTGGCAAACAGGTGTGGACTAACCCTAACAAAAATGTACTGAAACTAGAAGGATTCCAGTTCTTTAATCCTCACAAAGGATGGAGTTCTGGGCCTACAGCATTGTGGCTAGCCAGCACACATGGATATGACGAAATCTATATTTCTGGTTTTGATTTCCAAGGGTCTGAAGGCAAATTAAACAATGTATATGCTGACACTCCTAACTATAGACGCAGCTATGAACCAGCAACTTATTTTGGAAATTGGGTAAATCAGACCGAAAAAGTCATAAGAGAGTTTAGAAAAATTAAATACTATCGTATAGTAGAAGATAAAAAAGATTTTATACCTCCTATACTGGCAGGTATAACAGAAAATTTCAGTCACGTAACCTATGATGAATTGAAAAGAGATCTACATAAGGCGATATTTAAATGATCAAAATTCATCAAAAAACTACCATTTAATCCCGATCTTTATATTAATAGTTAAATATAACTTGACAGCCTAACCATTTTGGAGGAAAAATCATGGCAGATAAAAATCAAATCGCAGCAGTGTTAGAACACTTGCTAAACAACGAACAACAAAAAGCAGAAGAAATGTTTCACGAGTATGTAGTTGGTAAATCCCGTGAAATTTATGAAAATCTTATCGATTCTGAAATCGATGAAGAAGTCAAAGATGAAGATCTAGACGAAACAGCAGACGAAGATCTAGACGAAACAAACGAAGACGATCTAGACGAAAATTTTGAAGACATCACCGCAGAAGGCGATGATGAAACTGGCGACCTTGAAACAGACATCGCAGCAGCAGGCGAAGAAGAAGGTGAAGAAGAATTTGGTGGCGAAGAAGGTGAAGAAGAAGGCGATGATGATGAGCCAGCTACTAAAGGCGATTTAAAAGATATCGTTGACGAACTAGAAGCAGCTTTCGCAAAATATGCCGGTGGTGATCATGCTGAGCCAGATGCCGATAACATGGGCGGCCCAAGCGACATGGACATGGACAACATGCCAGGCATGATGAAAGATGAATTTGATTTAGAAACAGTACGTGAATATGTTGAGAAAGTTCCAGCAGGTCACGGTGCTGAAAAGAAAGGTGCTGCTGAAAAAGCTGACAACACAAAGTCAACAGTAGCAGGTAAAAACGACATGGGCGGTACAACTGCTAACATTCTTTCTAGCAAAGAAGATAGCCCATCTTACGCTGGAGCTGGCGGTACCATCAAAGGTAACGGCCTAACAAAGCAAAAGCCACAAGATATGAATACCGGTAATGTTAACGTAGTTGGAGGCACCAATGCCAAGGCTTTCTATAGTAAGAATAGCCAAGGACATGGAGCTGAAAAGAAAGGTACTGCTGAAAGTGGTGTAGATACTACATCAATCATTCGCGGTAGCAGATAATCGGAACGATCTAGGTGAAAAACTATCTAAGAGAAAATCTGAGTTTTGACCAAGCACAGTTGGTCCTTGAAAGTACCGAAGATGATAAGGGCGGTAAAACTCTACATCTGAATGGTATCTGTATCCAGGGCGATATTAGAAACCAGAATCAGAGAGTTTACCCCTCCTCTGAAATCGCTAGGGCTGTCAAAACTGTCAATGATCAAATTGCGGGCGGATATTCAGTTCTCGGAGAAGTAGATCACCCCGAAGACCTACGTATCAACCTAGACCGCGTCAGCCACATGATTACAAAAATGTGGATGGACGGTCCTAATGGTTACGGAAAATTAAAACTACTTCCTACTCCTATGGGACAATTAATTCAAACCATGTTGGAGAGCGGAGTAAAATTAGGCGTAAGTTCGAGGGGTTCCGGTGATGTCGATGTAGACGGCAAAGTCAAAGGTTTTGAAATTATTACCGTTGACGTTGTTGCTCAACCATCAGCTCCTGGTGCTTATCCAACACCAGTTTATGAACACTTGATGAATCAAGCAGGTGGTTACAAGGCATTTAAAATAGCAAGGGAAGTACAAGGCGATCCAAAGGCACAGCAATACATAGCAGAGAGCCTGAAAAAGATTATTTCAGGACTCAAATAACAGTAGGAGAATCACATGCTAGACATCGTTAAGCAATTATTTGAAAACAATGTGATTTCCGAAGAAATCAAATCGGAAATTGAATCCGCTTGGAACAGCAGAATTCAAGAAACCCGTGATCAAATGACAGCAGAACTTCGTGAAGAATTCGCAGAAAAATACGAACATGATAAAACTGCCATGGTAGAAGCCGTTGATAAAATGGTTGGTGATCGTCTACAAGCTGAGCTTGCTGAGCTTGCCGAAGATCGTAATCAACTTATCGAAGCTAAAACCAAATATGCTAAAAAGATGAAAGACGATTCCGAGAAAATGAAGGAATTTGTTCTACGTCAATTAGCGGCAGAGTTAAAAGAACTACACGAAGATCGTAAATCTGTAGCAGAGAATGTTTCTAAATTAGAGAGTTTCATTGTAAATGCTCTAGCTAAAGAAATTTCTGAGTTCCACACTGATAAGAAAGACCTTGTTGATACCAAGGTTAAACTTGTACGTGAGAGCAAAGAAAAATTCAATGCTGTCAAAACAGAATTTATCGCTAAGGCTTCTAAGCTAGTCGAGAACGTTGTTATCACTAAGTTAACAGCAGAAATGACACAGCTCAAAGAAGATATCGAAGCTGCTCGTAAGAATGATTTTGGTCGCAGAATTTTTGAAAGCTTCGCAAGCGAATATGCTTCGAGCCATCTCAATGAGAAAAGCGAAACTGCTAAACTATTAAAAGTAGTTGAGCAAAAAGAAGCAGAACTTGAAGAAGCCGTTAAGGCAATTCAAGAAAAGGAACAGATCGTAGAATCTAAAGATCGCGAAATCCGTGTTGTAAAAGGCATGGCTCAGCGTGAAAAGATCATGAGCGAATTGTTAAATCCGTTGACTGGAGATAAGAAAACAGTTATGAGTCAACTTCTTGAGTCTGTACAGACTGAAAAGTTGAATACGGCATTTGACAAATATCTCCCAGCCGTTATGGCCGGCGAGGCTCCTAAAAAGAAGGCACTAACAGAAGGCAAGGAAGTGACAGGCAATAAAGAGGCTACTCAAATCAGCAGTCAGGAAAATACTGCTGATATTATACATATCCGCAAGCTCGCGGGACTTAAAGTTTAAGGAGAACTAATATGTCAGAACTACTCGAGTCACGCTGGCAGGAAACCAAAGAGGCACTTCTAGAAGGCCTACAAGGAACTCGTCGTTCAGTAATGGCCACTACTCTTGAAAATACCCGCAAGTATTTGTCGGAGAGTGCCACTGCTGGTGCTACTTCTGCCGGTAACGTTGCAACCCTAAATCGTGTGATCCTTCCAGTGATCAGACGTGTGATGCCCACAGTCATCGCTAATGAACTCGTTGGTGTACAACCAATGACTGGTCCAGTTGGTCAAATTCACACTCTACGTGTTCGTTACAGCGATGCTAACGATAACGTATCAGCTGGTGAAGAGGCTCTAAGCCCATTCAAGATCGCTACTAGCTACTCCGGTACTGGTACTGATCCTGCTGGTAAAGCTGCTTCTACTGCTAGCCTAGAAGGTGTAGCTGGTCGTAAGATGAGCATCCAAATCTTGAAACAAACAGTCGAAGCTAAGACACGTAAATTGTCTGCTCGCTGGACGTTTGAAGCTGCTCAAGATGCACAAGCCCAACAAGGCATTGACATCGAAGCAGAAATCATGGCTGCTTTAGCTCAAGAAATTACAGCTGAAATCGACCAAGAGGTTCTTGGCTCACTACGTACCCTAGCTGGTACAGCAGTTGAGACTTATAACCAAGCTGCCGTTTCAGGTACTGCTACATTCGTTGGTGACGAACACGCTGCTTTAGCTGTTCAGATCAACCGTGTTGCTAACTTGATCGCTCAGCGTACACGTCGTGGTGCTGGTAACTACGCAGTTGTTAGCCCATTTGCACTAACAATTCTTCAAAGTGCTACAACTTCTGCGTTCGCAAGAACAACAGAAGGTACATTCGAAGCACCTACAAACACTAAGTTTGTTGGTACATTGAACAGTGCGATGAAAGTGTATGTTGACGCATACGCAACTGATAACACAGATGTGTTGATCGGATACAAAGGTTCTAGCGAATCTGATGCTCCAGCATTCTACTGCCCATACATCCCATTGATGTCAAGCGGTGTTGTACTAGATCCAGCAACATTTGAACCAGTCGTAAGCTTCATGACACGTTATGGTTATGTTGAGTTGACAAATGCAGCTTCTTCTCTAGGTAACGCAGCTGATTACCTAGGTAAAGTTGATATTTCTACCAACTACGCTAGCGTTAAATTTAGCTAATCTAGTAAAAACATTTTATATGTTTCAAAAAGGCTCTCCGGAGCCTTTTTGTTTGACTTAAATATTGGCATGCGTGTTGAATCAGATGCCGATTTTCCAGAATTAAGAAAGCAGATAGCCGGTTGGCGTAAAAAGTTTTCTATGTTCGCACACGATGTAACACATATAGAACATACAATTGAAAATCATATAAAAAATTTTTCTGAAGCAGGTGTTTATTATAGACAAACAAAAAGTAAAAAATATCTAGAAATAGCACAAAACGAGCTAGATGAAATTAACAGAATTATTGCTATAGCTGAAAAAATGGAACTGATGTCCTTACTCAGCCGCGGATAAATAAAGTATCTAGAGCGTACTCACAGAGTAACTTATGCTGTAACCCGCAGCGTAGACCTAGAACGTCAAATTAAGGAGAAACAAATGGGACGTCCATTAAGAAAAGATGTACTTGGCACAGATGCCATCGGTACCCCAGCAACTACTAACACCGGTGTAAGAGTTGAAGCCTATGCAGGCGGCACAGCTTATACTGATGCTACTTACAATGCTTCAACAAATTATGCTTATATCTATAAGCAACGCGGAGCAAAAACATTTACGCTAAAGAATCAAGACGGCGATAATCTTGGTCCATGCGTACTACAGTCTGCTATTCCAGATAGCAATGGCGAAATGAGATTAAACGGATACATCGGTGGTAACGCTGCTGCCCCAACTCCGATCGCTAAGATCACAAAACGTGTAGCTACAGATTTTAGTAATAACCGTTATACTTGGATTTTAGTTAACGATTCAACTAGCGATTATATCCAACTAACCGCTATCTAATCTAGGATTACGTCATGGCACAGGTTTTACAGACTAATTGCGATTATAAAATAAAAACGCAGATTGATGGCAGGATAACTCTTGACACCAATGAAGTCTTGGTCACTGGAAATTTACGAGTTGAAGGCGACTATGTAACTGTAAACGTGACGAATTTAGATATTGAAGATAACATCATCACCTTAAACAAAAACGAAACAGGTGATGGTGTTACTGAAGGTTATGCTGGTATACAGATTGATCGAGGATTCAGCGACGATTCTACTAGAAACCCGTTTCCAACATTTTGGTACGATGAGGCAGCAGGTACTTGGGAGATCGTAACTGTTGCTGGAGGTTTATCATCGTACACTGATAGTAATCTAAAAGTAAGACGAATCTTAACTAATCCTTTTATAGACAACGGCGATCTTACTGTTATTGGTTCAGGATTAGGTGTAATTTCTGTTGCCGGAACTACTAACTATGAAAATCAAGTTACACAAGACGACGATGTACCTAATAAGAAATATGTTGATGTAGCTATTTTAAATAGACAGCCAGACAACGAAATCAAACGAGATGATACTTATGTAATAGTTCAAGACATTGACGGTGGTGCTAGTGCTATCTCTATAATGTCTATTCAATTAGCACAGATAACAGTACCAGGTGCTAATTATTCAGTTAACGATGAATTATTATTAGTAGGCGGATCGACCCGTAGAGATGGAAAAATTCGTGTCGATTCTGTTGATGTTAGCGGCGGAATATTAACATTTACCGTCATTGATGGCGGACTGTTTGCTGACATTCCACCATCCATTTATAACATATCAACTAGCACTAACGGCTTAGGGTTTGGAGCAAAGTTTGATGTAGTATGGGGTGTAGAAGAAGTTGAAATTATCAATTCAGGTAACGATTATGAATCAGTCACAGTTAATTTTCAACCAGGAACTGATCTAGGAGCAGGAATACTTACTGCTTCGGCAGTAGCCGCAGTAGACTTAGATGTGTTTTCGCCCAGCTACAGATCCATATCTACTATCACAGTCAGTGATCCCGGCGAGTACGATTACGTTCCGTTAATTACATTCAGTGCCGGTGCTAATCCATCACTAACAGAAAGCCAAGTTCGTGTTGTAGTAGACGGTGTTTTATCTTCGACGTTCTACGAAAATAGAGTTAAGATACAAGATTTTGAAATTGAAGACAATCAAATTGCTAATACTGTAACCGATTCTAATTTTAAACTTACAACCCTAGGCAGCGGTAAAGTTGAAATTAATAGAGGTATACAGTTTGAAGCACAGGCTACACCTACAGTAGCTTTAAATTATGTAGCAGGATCTACAGTATTATATGGAAACCCCAACGACAATGTATTAGTAAGACCAACGCCTGGAGGCACTGGACTATATTTTAATAATCTAAAACAAAGTCTAAGTTGGGATCAGTGGGTAACTAATAACCCAGTAGCAGAAAACACACCTGCTAATCTTTTAACATATCCTGTTAAAAATGAACTAATAAGTAAACAAAAAGCTCTCGTTATGAGTATGCTTTTTTAAGGATCGAACATGATAGAAAATAAATTATTAACAGTTGACATTGAAACAATTTTTACAGCACCGGGCACTCCAGGAGATTTAAATTCTCAAAGTGCTGTAACAACTATGATATTCTGTAACGTTGCTGATCCGGATGACTCAACCCTAGCATTAAGTACCGGTGCCGCTGGCGGAGACACTAATATCGATGTGTATCTTGTAAAGTCTGGAGCTGCCGCCGATCCTTTAGTGAATGCTATTATTAAATCTTTAAGAATTCCTGCAGGGGAAACAGTATTCTTTGATACTGAAAGGGTCGTGTTAGGTGCTGGTGACAGTATACGTGCCCGTGCTTCTGAAAACAGCAAAGTTGTTGCTACAGTGAGTGTACTACCTGTATGAAATATCTTAAAAGTCAAAATCTTTCTAAGTATACTCCAAATGATAAAACTTTTATCATTCAATATCCTACCAATCAAGTTAATATTGAATCTAAAAGTGGTATCAAAATGCCTACTGGAGAACAGATATTTAGACCGTATTATCCTACAGAAGGTATGATACGCTATAACACAGATGTTAACAGCGGGCATGAGATTGCTGATACTGCTGTTTATTGGGACCCGACCAGACCTGTGGGTTTTGAAATGTACTACGAAGGTCAATGGTATCCATTAAGAATGACAGGACCAGCTCGAGTTCGTAAAGAAGAACTTGGGGTAGGTAACTGGGACGCAGTTTTACAACCTAATGAAGATATTAGCAAATGGTTTCCTATCAGCGGAGATCCTTTAGATTATGTTCCGGGACTAGAACAAGGGCATGACCCTTTAGATTATGTAGATAACATGATTGTTATCGTAGAAAACGTATTTCAAGTTTCGGGTACAAACTTTGATCTAATAGAATCAGACGGAATTGTTGTTGGTGTAGAAGTAGTCACAGGCGGTACAGGATTAACTCCGAACAGCACAACTATTCCTGTGGTTTTTAGTGCTCCGGATGTCGCAGGTACAACTGCTACAGGTCTAGGAACTACAGACGGAACTGGTGCTATTACAGAAATTAATATTACAAATCCTGGTACTGGATACACCGGTGCTAGCACTCCGACTGTTACAGTTACAGGCGAAACTGGGCCTAGTACATACAATGTAAAGATTGCTAAACCAGGTTGGCATATTAAATTTCTTTCAGCAGTACCTGACACAAAACCAGTTATTGTTTATTTCGGGTACGATCAATAATCACCCAATCGCTCCGATAAATATCAAATAAGGGGCGTATTTTGGCAGATCTAGGTAGAATTTCCGGTCCAATGCTTAAGGCCAACCTTGAACGGTTGGGAGTGGACCTTGTCTTTGAAAATCAGTTTGGAGATAACAATCTCTATCTCGATGTAAATTCACGCAGGCTCGGTATTAATACCAATGCTATGCCTAGAGAACTTACAGTTGATGGAACCATATCTACTGTAGGATTAATAGTCGATAATGACGCACAGTTAACTAATCTCTATCTCGACGGAGATACTGGAACTATAACCAGTTATACCGGCAACGTAACTATAAATGCCACAGGCACTTTGTTTGCTGATATTTTAGAAACTCCTAGTCTAATTTTCAACGACAACTATATCCAAGGTGTTATTAGCAACGAAAATATAGAGCTTTCTCCTCACGGTACAGGTAAAGTATTATTTGACGGAAATGCTGTGATTGCGGGAAATATAGAAGGAAATGATGGGTTAACATTAAAGGGCAATATTACATTTGGCGATAATAATGCTCTTGACACCTTAGCATTCACAGCGGAAATAGTAGGCGACCTAATGCCTACGTTAAACGAAACATATAATATTGGTTCATCAGACAGAAAATGGAACGAACTACATACCGAGTTAATTAACGGCGAGTTCTTAATCACCGAAGATATCACTTCTGTAGCTAATATCAATCCTAACGTGGCCCTTAGACCAGGAAATTCCTATTACGTTAGCACATTAGGTGAAGACAGTGGTATATGGAATGACGGTACTCATCAGCTTGGCGGATTTAGAACTATTAAACATGCTTTGAGTTTTGCCACAGCAGGCGATACTGTAACTATCTATCCCGGTGTTTATCAAGAAACGTTTCCTTTAGAAGTACCGAGTGGCGTGACAGTTAACGGTACAGACATTAGAACAGTTATTGTTGAACCAGATTCTAGCAGCGAGTTCAAAGATTGTTTCTTACTCAATGCCGGATCAACAGTTTCAAATCTCACAGTAAGAGATTTCTTTTATAACGAGACAACCGATGAAGGTTATGGTTTTAGATTTGCAGATGGATACGACGCTACTGAAAGATCTCCATATGTACAGAACATAACTGTTATAACACAGGAAGTTGCTGGAACATTAACACCTACTAATATTACAGTCGGACCGGCACCTACAGGAATTTCTTTAACTAGCGATAGTGTAACTTTAGATAAATCATTCTATAGTCAAGCTCTTGTAGATTCTTTAGTGGGCCAAATCGCAGTCATTGATAGGTATCCTAATCCTCCTTTATATTACACAGTTGTATCAATCGAAACAGAACCGTTATCCCCAACGCAGTGGAGAATGACCGTTGATACAACATTTAATCCAGCCGGCCAACTCAAACCAATTAGTTTTTACCCCGATGTAGGAACAACACAAATAGTCACTAATGACATTTGGGACACAACCGGTAATTCAATCGGAGAAAAATGGGTAGCCTGGTACAAAACTAATCTACCTCCTTTCTTTACTAGTGTCGTTGGACCTGAATGGTCAATTAACGTAGCAGGTACAATATACATTGTTGATTATATCATCGAAGATCCGATCAACACCAACATGTGGAGAATCTATGTTACTACATCATTAGTAGCAGGTGTCGGTATTCCGATTTTTTCATCGCCTAGCGGATCAGCAGCAGCACCGGCTGGTAGAGGTGCGTTAGTTGACGGCGGTGCTGTAGTGCCGCAGTCAATAACAGCCAGCATGTTATTTCATTCCGTGACATTTATAGTTCCTAATTCTGTTGGTCTATACATGACTAACGGTGTCAGAGTTGAATGGTTAAATTCTTTTACATATTTTGCTTCAAAGGGACTATACGCAACTAACGGATCTTTGGGTCGACTAAGTCCTGACGGATCGACAATGCTCTACGGAGCAGAACTCAGAAGTATCGGCTCTGCCAACGTCTATGGTACTGTTGGTGCTGAGGGCGACGGTGCTGATGTATTAATGTATTTGATCAATCATAACTTTGCCTACATTGGCACAGGTACCAATGTCACAAATGATCCTACTACAGTTATACAAGCTAATGAAACAGTTACCCTAAACAATGCTAGGATATACTGGCAAAGTGACGACCACAACGGTAACTTTCGAGTAGGCGAAGCATTTTTTGTAGACCAAGAAACTGGCCTAGTTACCTTCAACGGGATAGGGCAAAGCGTAAGCGGAATCAATGAAATTATTTTTTCCGACGGAACAGACATAACGATATTAAACGCTGAAAAGATTGAAACCGGTGACGTAATATTCCAAGGTAATACACTGTCTACAACTACTGGCGATCTAAATATCAAATCTGCGGTCGTACCTCAGACACTACAAACTAGCAATGTCGCAGGCAATCTAGATCTAACAGGAAATCTCAGCATAGACGGTACTATCAATATCGGTAATGCCGGAGCCATAGATACGGTGACATTTGCCAGCGAGGTTGATAGTGATATTATTCCTAAATATCCTAATGTTTCTTCATTAGGTTCGTCAGTATTAACTTGGAATTCTATTTGGTTAGGTAAAGCCGACTTTGGCGAAATCGTATTTGACGACAATAAAATTTATACTAAATCTAGCAACAGTGATTTAGAATTATATGCCGCTGGGACAGGAAAAGTTGTTTTTGACGCATTACAAGTAGAGACAGGGTTTGATGCTGTTAATATTTTAAATCTCAAAGATACAAATATCCTAGGTATTTTTTCACAGACCGGCAATCAAAACCTAATAGGAAATACTACAGTAACAGGGAATTATCAGTTATCTAACAATCTTGCCTTATCAGTTCCTAGTTTAAGTTTTGGTGACATATCTGTCGATAGTAATGTAATATCTACAGTACAATCAAATTCGGATCTTGAATTACGTGCTAACGGCACTGGAAATATCTATGTGCCTGTTAACGATGTACAAATAGATCAAAATTTAATATACAACAGTATCAATTCGTCTGATATACAACTCTCTCAGATAACCTCGGACATTTTTGATGCGGGAGTTAAAATATACGGAAATGTAATAGAAACACCCACACAAGATTTAATAGTAAATGCCGATGGTACAGGAAAAGTAAAAACCGATAGTATACTAATAGATCAAGCCTTAACTGTAAACGGAACAACAAATTTAAAATCAATCACAGTCGACTCTATAAACAGCACTAGCAATATCACAGCATCTGGCAATGCTGCGATTACTGGCGATCTTGCTATATCTAATAATTTAAGTGTTAACTACATAGAATTTGAAGATATTTCTATACAAGGTAATGTAATATCAACTACGTTAGCTAATAATAATTTATTATTACAAGCGGCAGGATCGGGAAAAGTTTTGTTACAAGAAAATGTTCTTGTAGACAATAATTTATTAGTACAAAATACAATTTCAACTAATCTAGCATCTATAGCATATCAAGTAACTTCGTCTGCTATGATTTTAAACGGTGTTACGATTACAGGCAATGTGATAGAATCTAATAATTTAAACACTAATTTAGTATTAGATCCTGTTGGATTATTAAACATAGTAGACACTGATTTAATTGCTGATACATATCTTTCAGTTTCGGGATCCAGCGACTTATTAGATTTAAACATATCAGCTACAGTAACACATACAAACGATCTAGTAAGAATAGGCGATGCTGATATCGCAGGAGCTACTACAATACAGGGATTCTTATCAGCATCGAGTTACGCTCAATTTCAAAATTTAAGAATAGAAGGAAATAAATTATCCTCTAACACAAATATCGAAATATTGGCACAACCGGCTAGACTTGTTGTATTCAATGACGATCTAATAATTGAAAACAATTTAGAAATACAAGGCGAGCTAATTTCTGATGATCTAACTGTTAGGACACAGGCAACAGGATTATCGATTTTTGTCGACGATATTCTTGTACAAGAAAATTTTATTACAACCACAGTATCTAATGCCGATCTTGAATTACGTGCCAATGGCACCGGTCGAGTTAATATTACTGATAATTTTGAAATTGACAACAATCTTACTATTTCCGGAACGTCAACATTACTGAATACTCAGCTAACAAATCTAGTATTAGCAGGGCAATTAAATCAAACCGGAAACATTATCCAGACCGGTAACGTGAATATTACAGGAGATTTAATAGCAGATCAGTTCACTAACGGCGATGTGATTATATCTGGAAATACTGTTACTACTACTAGTTCAAATTCAGATTTAGAATTAATAGCGTCGGGCGGGATAGGCAATATTGTAGTACCAAATGCTAATGTGGTCATAGAAAATGATCTTACAGTAAATGACGCTTACATAGCTGTACAGAATATAACATTCCCCAATGACGTAACTAGCGATGTCTACGAAACCGATCAGATTAGAATTCAAAACAATTACATAGAAACAATTACGTCAAACACAGATCTAGAGCTGGCCGCACACGGTACTGGACGAGTAACTGTACAACCTACGCTAGAAATTACCACAGGCCAATTAAACTTAACTGGCAATTCTACTTTTACAGCTACGGCTATTAATGGAATATTTGGATTAACTGGAACAAAACAACACACCGGAGCATATAATCTAGCAGGGGAATATAATCTAACTGGTGACTTAACAACTAACGGTCAGGCTCTATTTGAAGATTATAACTTTATTGATTTTAGAATTGCTACCACTACATCAAACAGCAACATTGATCTTAGAGCTCAAGGCTCTGCTAAGATTTTGTTAAACGATTCTGTGTTACTAAGCCAGAATTTGTCAGTTGCTGGTGATATATTCACTAGGAACATTACAGGCACAACTATACTCACAGACACATTGTTTAACGACGACATTCGTATCAAAGATAATTTTATAGAGACTACACTATCAAACAGTAATTTACATCTTTTAGGTTCAGGCACTGGTAGAGTTATATTAGAAAAAACCAGTATTCTAAACAACATCATATCTACTGTAGACACTAATGCCAATCTAAATGTAATTCCGTTTACTGGTAGAATAGTAGATTTTGATAAAACTGATGCTATTAAATTGCCGGCAGGTACTAGTCTTAATAAATTAACCGGCGTAACAGGAGAATTAAGATTTAATACTTCTGTATCTAGATTTGAAGGGTGGACTAATAACGGTGCTATAACTTACGGAGGCATTTTTTCTAGAAATCGTGCTACTTCTGTAAGAGCATTAGATACTAATGTTTTAGATTTTAGAGTAAACAATGTTTCTAGGATGAGCATTACTAGCAGTACTGTTAATCTCACAGCACTGTTAACGGGATCGTTATTATTCAGTGGTAACACTATTTCTAGTACCAGCAATAGTAATATCAATCTAACACCCGACGGTACCGGTGAAGTAGTAATGGGTGATATACTCTTTACAGGTACAACTTTAACTAACACCGATCCTACAGAAAATATGGTATTACAAACCACTGGTTCTGGGTATGTTAAATTCAACTCTACAACCGCATTGGTTATTCCCACAGGCGATTCTGATAGTCGACCATTAACGCCCGAAGTTGGCGATATTCGATTCAATACAGATCTTAGTGCTCCTGAAGTTTTCAACGGAATCGCCTATTCTACTCTAGCAGGTACATCAACAAACGCTACTTTAGCAGAAATACAAGAGCTAAATGAGATCTACGCCATCCTACTTGGTTAATCTACCCAAACGATAAATACTATTGATTACAAGGACGACCAATCCTTGTATGGTTAAACTGTGGTAAACCCGCAATGTAAGGTGGTTAACCGTGAAACACGGGGTGAAAAGGAGAGCGAATGAGCCAGCTTGGTCGAATTAGCGGTCCGCTCTTAAAGGCTAACCTTCTACGCCAAGGTGTGGATCTGGCCTTTGAGACCGACCTACTTTATCTTGATGTTAATAATAGGCGAATCGGCATAAAGACTGCTACTCCTAGTCACGAACTTCAAGTAAACGGCACGACCCGCACAACAAATCTAGAAGTCACAGGCTCTACAGCACAAATTGGAGACTTCTTATTTTCACCAAATACCATAACCTACGATGGTGATTTAACTTTTAATCTGCCAGAAGGTTCCGCTCTAAGAACCAGTAAGTTTTCCATAGATTCGATTGATATTTTTAATAATATCATAGCTACTAATGAATCTAATGCTAATTTAGAATTACGCCCTAGCGGTACTGGTATAATAGATATCAAGTCTGGAGTACAGGTTGCTGGGGATCTACAAGTCGATGGTGCGATTACCGCAGACGGTAATATTGTTTTAGGCGATGCTACTACTGATACTATTACTTTCAACGCAGAAATCAACAGTAATCTAATTCCTGATGCTAACGAAGTATACAATATAGGATCAAATCCGCTTACAGGCGGCAAACGTTGGTATGACGTTTGGACTAGAAATTTATACGCTGATATAATTACTTCTCAGAATTTAATTATTGACGGTGTTAATATTTCAGCATTGCCTGGAAATATGCTTTACGTGTCAGCAGTTAACGGCAACGACTCACACCAGGGCGAACATCCTAATGATTCGCTAAGAACTCTAAAATATGCTTTGAGCATAGCACCTGCTGGAACAACCATATATCTTTATCCAGGTGTATACGAAGAACAATTTCCATTAGAAGTACCTGTGGGTGTAACAGTCAAAGGCACAGGAATTCGTTCTGTGCGTATCGTGCCCACTACCGCTACAGAATACAATGACGGTTTTTTATTAAACGGTGAAACTACTGTTGAAGACCTAACAGTTGCTGATTTTTACAGTGGCGGCAATTATT